TGATGTATTTGTGCATAGTGAGCTGTCTACCCATTGTACAGTGCAGGAGCTGGCTAACCTCATCAAGAAGGTAGAGAAGGACAACGGCTACCGCATGAGACGGCGTCTCATTGACCCTAACTTTGGTAGGAGTCCTCTTATCACTACTGGTAGAAACTTCATTCAAGAATTAGCCAAATGTGGATGTGGTGGGTGGACTGAAGGCGATGACCCCAAGGACGAAGGTAGACTCAAGGTTAAGGAGTATCTTCACTATAACAAGAGGGAACCTATCTCTTTCACCAATAAGCCCAAGCTATATTTCCACAAGTTTAGGACTCCCCTCACCATTCACTCCATCCAGAACCATCAGTACGAAGAATGGATAGGTAAGATTGCAGGAGAACGTGACCCAAAAGAGAAACCGAAAGACAAGGATACTCACGGAGCTGATTGTGTCAGATACCTCTGCATGAGTAATCCCACCCATGGAAAAATGGAGAGTAAACACTATGAACTTGAAACAGCTCCTTACTAATATCAATCCTTTTAAGAAGAAGGAAGTGGTCGAAGAGGCTAAGGTCGAACAACCTGAATCTCCTATTGAAAACCTCCCCGCTGAAATTCCTAGTAAGAAAATAAGAGTGAAGGAAAAAAATGAAAGGTTCACCCACGAACAACAAATGTTCATAGCCGAGTGTATTGGACGCCAAATGAACTCGGTAGAAATCACCCATGACTTTGAGGAAGAGTTTGAATTAAAACTCCAAAATCCAACACAGACAATCCAAGGTTTCAAAAAGTCTGTAGTCTGGATTCCTGTCATAGAAAAAGCTCGCAAAGAATTTGAATCCGAGCGTCAATCCGTAGCAGGGTACTACAAGCGTGTTAGATTAGAGAGGATAGAGAGGGCGAGTAAATTAGCTCTAAAGAACAAGAATGTTAAAGAAATAGTCATGGCCGCAGAGCAGCAAAGAAAAGAAACTGAGAAGCATGAGTTTAATCAGTTCAACATTTTGAATGTGCAGTACAACAGTATGACCGATGAGGAATTAGCCGAGCGGGAGAAGTTTCTACTCAGTAAACTGAAAATAGCCAAGGAGATTAAAAATGGGAATGGCAGAGTCCAAATCGAAGCTGGGAAATCGGGGGACGATAAAGGGGAGTAAGACGTTTAATAAGTCGAGTGGAGTTTCAGGTAATAATAAGAATTCTCCCCAGACTTCTTGGGAAGGCAAAGCAAAGAGTGGAGTAACTTCAAAGGAGAAAAGTTAATGCTACCCAAGATTGATTCTCATGATTGGCAAAATTGGGGTGCTCCTCAGAAGTTAGATGCTTTGAATGAGGCTATTCAGTCATTGCTGACTGCCCCTATTGAAATCAAAGAATCTGAACCAGTTTTAAAGAAATCTAAAAAGAGGAAGTAATATGGCTCGTGAGATTAAAGATGAGATGATGGGAGGGGCTGTACCTCAAGAAGCTCCCCAACAGAAGCCACCTATAAACTTTAAGGACATAGCTCTTAAGGCTGTTCAGATCCCCGTTGATGAAGAACTCGCAGATGTACTCGTTCAAGTCATCAAGGATGACTATGAGAAAGCCAAGGAAGATAGAAACTCCCGTAACTACGGCTCTACTGCCAAGGGTGAGAAGCTAGACTTCGAAGCTTGGATGAAGAGAATCAATGACTTGTACACAGGTGAAAGGGAAGCTAAAGAAGTCCCATGGAAATTCTGCTCTAATCGTTCCCTTCGCATCGGTACCGCCATCCTTGAAATGCTCCATTCTCGTTTATTCTCCGCTGTCTGGAATGAAGACTTAACCCGCTGGCGTCCAGGTGAGATTACCGATACTCCCAGAGTTGAGCGCATTGAGAAACTAATGTCCTGGTGGATTAAAGTCTGGTCTCCCATGAGGGAACTCTTTGATAACTGGGTCAAGCATACTTGCGGGTATGGAGACACTCTCGTTGAATCTTGTTGGGAAGTGGAAGAGCGGGATATGGGAGATGTGGAAGAGATACCTATCACTGATGAAGCCACAGGTCAGCCTCTTATCAATCAAGATGGTACGCCCGCCATTCAGAAGCAGAAGAAGATTAGGCGGATTGAGAGGACTAAGACGAGGATTCTTAAGAAGGAATCAGTTCTCCTCATGAAGGGTTCCAGAGATATTCAGACTGACCCCGTGTTAATCGAGGAAGAGATACTCTTTAAAGACTTAGAAGATATGGAAAAGAGGGGTCAAGCTATCGGTGTGACGAAAGAGTTGTCCAAATACATCATCATTAAGAATCCATCCAATGCTACTGACCCTATAGAACTTGAGAAGATACGCCGAATCAAGATGCGTAACATCCCCGTCAAAATTATCCGCTGGTACGGTCACTATGACGTAGATGGCTCAGGCTACAACGATTCAGTCCGCATGATGATATCTGCCGAGCATAATGTATATCTGGGCGGTGTCCGCATGAAGGATGTGACCAAGTCTGGCAAGCGCCCCATCGAGTTCACCAAGTACGGCTCCTATCTCAACCACATCGATGAACTATTCGGGGAGGGTGTATTAGACCAAGTGAAAGAACTGGCTGAGGAAATCGACGCCATCTTTAACCAATTAACAGATGCTAACACCCTCTCCGTTTTAAAGCCTGGGTTCTATGACCCTTCGGGGGATTTGGATGCTCCAGTAATCCAGATTGCTCCGAATCGTATGACTCCTGTTACTGACCCAAGTCGCAATGTGTACTTCCCGCCTTTTGACATTAATACTGACCGCCTACTCAATGCCATACGCCTAGTCATGGAATATGTGGAACGCCTAACGGCTGCGTCAAGCTACGTCATGGGTAGAGAATCAGAGATAGTCGGAGGCTCAGGTACAGCCACTCGTACCAACGCTATCATGCAGTCAGCAGAGGTTAGATTCTCTCGCCCCTCTGAACGTCTCAAAGTTTCAGCCGCCAAGATAGTCACCCAGATATTTGACCTCATTCAGCTCAACATCCCTCCTGGAATGGAGACTAGAGTTCTCGGTGAAAAGGGTGAGATGATATTTCCTGAGAATGAGCTTACCACAGAAGGGCTAGCAGGAGAGTTTGACGCCTACATTCTCAACGACCCCACCATGGGTTCCAAGGAAACAGAACGTCAAATGGCAACGATGATGTATTCCTTGTTGCTTCAGAATGTCCTTGTCGCTACTGACCCGATTAAGATTTACAAGGTGACTGCCGACTTGCTTAAGTCCTATGGCAAAGACCCCGTGGAGTATCTCGGCCCTGAACCCAAGCTCGATGACATCGATGACCCAGAGGACGAGAATACTCTCATGGTGCAAGGTGACTTCGATAGGGTCAAGGCAAATATCTCAGAGAACCATATTCTCCACTTGCAGAAGCACATGGAGCTTATGCAGTCTCCTAGCTTGAAACTCCTCCAGGCTACAGCCCCTAACTTGGTTCAGCAGATTCTCCAATACAACCAACAACACATGCAAGAACACCAAATGATGATGCAAGCCATGATGAAACTCATTCAGAACCCAGGAGGTAAAGGTGGAGCTTCAGCAAGCGGAGCTGGTGGAAAAGACCCAGGCAATCCGGAGTCTGACCCAAACAAGGGGATGGAAAATACTGGAGGAGCATTGGCGCAAGCTCTTACTACGCAGAAAAACGGAAGTAGCCAGCCTTCTCCGACAACAGGATTTTAACCGTGCCTCTTACAACCAGGGTCAGGTAGACGGTATAGAATATATATTAAGCGAAGTAGAAAAACTCTCTCATGTGAGAGAAGACGTTAACCCTAACTATTAGGAGATACAAATGGCAGATGACTTAAAACCAGAAGTAGCTATAGACGACTCGCAGGATAAGGGCATTGAGGTAGATTTAGACAAGCCCATAAATCTTGCACCAGTTTCTTCTGAGCCGAAGTATGTAACGGTGGATGACCTTGAGAAGATTAGGAAACAACTCAATGGACTCTCCTACATGGGGAGACAGTTTCAGGAAGTATCTAAGAAGTTGGACGCTTTACAATATCAACCTCCACAGAGGGTTCAGCAGGATGGCGCTAAAGACCCTTATGATGAAATGGTCGAGAAAGACTGGAAGCAAGCTGTCCGCACTCTTGCCCGTGAGGAAGCCCAGGCAGAGCGTAGGATTCAAATCCAGCAAGATTATCAAGCTAAATTAGAACAGCAAAAAGTTACCTTACTAGAACAGTCCAAACAAAAGGTTCTAGCCAAATATCCTGATATTAATGACCAAGATAGCGAGATAGCCAAGAAATACATGAGAATACTCAATCAGAATCAAGACTACCTCCGCAATGATAGAGGTCCAATCCTCGCTATGCGTGACATGGAAGATGAACTTCGGGATGAGGGGCGTCTTGATGAAGTTTCTAGGAAAGCTGTGGAGAAAGAAGTAAACCGCCAAGTGAGAACAGGAGCTACAACGCTTCCCAAACCTTCCAATGGCGCTGGCTCTCCCAACAAAATCAGTTTAACCAGAGAACAAAAAGAACTCTGCGACAATCACAACATGCGTTATGAAGACTACGCCCTCATGCTGAAGAAACAAGCGGCTGGTGGCAGACAAGGAGTGGAGGTTTAATATGGCTAATCCTTTTATGAAGGGAAACACTAAGGTTGCGGAAAAAGAAGTGGTGAAGGAAGTTGAACATGAAGTTGAGGCTCCCGTAGCCACTCTCCCTGAACCTATTAAACAAGAAGCTCCAGCCCAAGCTCCTCTTGTCCTAGTCTCAGAAACAGACGCCTACCTTCACGAACGCATGAAGGAACAACCTAAGACTGCCGCAGAGGTTGACCTTAAAGTCATGCAGGACTTCGAGAATAAGGGGCATATACTTTCTCTCCCTAAAGAACTCGAAGCCTTTGGCGAGCAATACTCTTTCCGCTGGATCAACAAAAAGAAACGTTCTATCGACCACGCCCTAGACGTAATCGGCTGGTCATTCGTCAATCGGGTACTATTCAAAACTCTACCCAAACATTTATTTACCGCAAACGGCTCCATTGAACGTGGTGACGCAATTCTCGCCTTCATGCCTAGAAAGCGTGCAGAAGAGATTCGCTTACGCCCCGCCCAAATAAGCCGTGAGCGAGTTCGCAATATCCCAGTGCAGGACTTACGCCACTGGGAAGATAGGGGAGAAAACTACTACAAACCGGACTTAGGGGCTGCCGAGAATGATAATGAAAAGCCCAGAGGCATAGTTGTCACCCCCGACAACGACATAAAAGAAACTGAACAATAATCTAGGAGTTCTAAATGGCTAATGACGAACAATCCCTAATGGGGTTACGGCCACTTAGGCAACCTTTCGGTAATATTCGGGTAACCTACTACCGAGCCAATACCGCTATCAATATGTTCCGCTACCAGCCTGTTGTCCTGAATAATTCAGGTCAGGTGCAGGTTGCGGCCGTAGCTGATATGTCTGGTATTCTCGGTGTGACTTTAGGTTTCTTGGATGCCGACAAAGCGGCTCTTCCCGGGGGTATGGACACGTTGCAGAATTCTACAACGAGAGGTCCCTTCCTTCCTTCTGGAAACAACGCTTTTGTTGCCGTGTGTGACGACCCCGATCAGCTTTACGTTTGTGAATCAGATACGGGTGGTGCAGCTATTGGTTCTGTGCAGTCTATCGGTCAGACAATTTCTTTCGTCTACCTGACAGCTGTTACGACCAATGGAAATGCCACAACTGGTATCGCAAATGTGCTTCTTGATAGCTCGACTGTTGCCAATGATACAGGCGGAGTTCTCTCCCTTGTAGCCTTGTACGACAGTGTCAATCAAGACGGTACTTTGAACACAGCCGCCAACTTCGGTAAGTGGGTGGTAAGAATTAACTCTCACCAGAACGGTCCGCTGAATCTTGGTCCCGGTGGGGCCATCGGCTTACCTGGTTAATAGGAGAACATGACATGAATCGATCTACCTTTCAAAAGGCAGTCGTTCCTGGCTTGTTCGTCTTTGCGTCTGAAGCCTATCAGCCAAAGTCAAGCGAACAGCTCTGGAAGCGTATTGCCAAAGTAAAAAATAGTAAGCGTGCCTTCGAGGAGGGCGCCTACTTTGCAGGTCTGGGCCTCGTTCCGTTTAAACCTGAAGGTCAAGCTATCGACTATGATGATATGGTACAGGGTCCAACAAAACGTTGGAGCCATCGTACCTTCGGTCTGGGTGTCAAGATTACAGAGGAACTCATCGAAGATTCTCTCTACTCTGAAATCCCTACCGAAATGGAAGCCATTATGAAAGAGCTTGGTTCGTCTACGAATGAGACTCTCGAAGTCTTAACGCATGACATTATCAACTCTGGTACTGGCACCTCCACTCATACCGACGGTCTTGGTGGGGCTATCTTTGCAACAGGCAAGACGAGACTTCGTGGTGGCACGTGGGACAATCTTCTCACTCCCGCTTCCGACCTCTCGGCTACCTCATTGCAGGCGGCTCTCGATACCTTCGAGAATACTCGTGACGACACAGGGAAGATTCAGATAATCAAGGCGAAGGAAATCTGGGTGAACCAAGCTAACGCTTGGAAAGCCAAGGAACTCCTGAACTCTGCCTACGACCCTGAATCCGCTAATAACTCCATCAACACCATCAAGGAGAAAAATCTTCAGCTTGTGGTATCTCCGTTCCTTACGGACACAGATGCCTTCACGCTTGTTGCCGACCCTCCGCACGGGAACGGTGGAATTATTGCTTACCTTCGTCGGAAAGCTACGTTTGCACAGGATGGTGATTTCGAAACTGGTGATGCGAAGTTTAAAGTAACTTTCCGTTTCTCAGTCGAGGTCAATAAACCAAACTCGCTCTTCCATAGTGCAGGAGCTTAATGTATAATAGCCACTAGGAGGTGGCTTATGGAAACTAACTTAGCTTACGTTGCAGGTTTGATTGATGGTGAAGGAACTTTGGTTGTTGGCAAATATCCTAGGAAAGGAAATAAGTATCTAGGATATCGTGGTTTTCTTGCTATTGCTAATACTCATGTGCCGATGTTGCAGTTTTTAAAAAGTATCATTGGCGGGAAAATAGTAGAGCAGGGAAAGGGCCGTGGTTGCTATAGCCTTAGTTTATCAACAAATGAAATACGCAACTGTTTGCCACAAATAGTACCATTCCTAGTGGTGAAAAAGGAACAAGCTGAAGTGTTATTAGATTTCCTAGAAAGGCAGTTTAATAATGCTTCAGCTCCTGTTTCTGATGAACTTCTTAAATTCTACGAATCTTGTTACCAAAGATTAAAGAAACTTAAGAAGGTACGTTATAGTTTCAAGGAAGAGGTTATTTCACTAGGGTTTTTTGACTGTGCTCAATGTGGTAAGAAGTTTGAGCGTACTTCAAAAGATTCTTCAAAGAAGATTTACTGTTCTGTAAAGTGTAAGAAAATAGTTCACTACACTCGTTCTAACCACAGGATTTCATTAGGAATTCCTGCTTGGAAAGATATAAACGGTCATTAGACCTACCACACCCCCTGGGGGCTTAAAACTCCCAGGGGCATGGTAATAAAAAGGAGAATCAAATGTATCCCTCAAGAACGCCGTATGGCTCGGCACTAGGTTTCGTCAATCAGTTTAATTACAGAGGCACAACTGCCGGAGATATTTCAGGTCAGACAACTCCAAACGTTACAAACGGAGAATTGTTCTACGTCAATAACACGGGTGCTGTAAACATCACGAACTTCATCTTAGATAACACAGCCAACAACCTAGTCAATTATGAAGGCAAAGTTATAAGAGTTTTCAGTTTGAACTCTAGCACCACAATTGCAAACGCTGGCTCCATATTCCTTCAGGGAAGCAGCCAATTAGCATCTGCTAACGCTTTTACCGACCTCATGCACTCTAGGGGAAATTGGTTTGAAGTGGGTGGTGGTGTTCCTAGCCGTAGTGACTTCGTGGCAGTTCTCCTCGGTACTGCTGGTGGAGTAACTATCGACAATGGGACAAAAGTAGTCTTATTTCAAGGTGTGTCTGGTGCTCAACAGATCAAAGCTATCAGTGGCGGCTATATTGGTCAAACAGTTACGTTTGCTTCACCAACAGCTCTTAATACAGGCGGTATCACTGTTCAATTAATGACTGGTGGAAACTTAGTATTTGTAGGCACAAACGCATTTGAAATATCCACGAATGCCGCCATACAGTTTATTAAAACGTCCGCTAGTCGGTGGTTATTTATCGGACCTAGCACAGGTGCCTCAATTATTGGCATAATCTAATAGTTTTTTATGGCGAGAAACCGTAAGAATACTACATGGTTAAAGGAAACCAGCGACCAATCTGGGTTTGATAACTTTCGCTTCGATGGGACTACTTTCCATAAGAAGTGGACATCTATCACCCAGAGAGGTCTAACCATAGCTCCTGATGAATTTGATACTCCGCCTCCCTCAACCAAATCGTTGGGTGGGGCGGATATATCAGGGTCTCCTAGGGCTAACTCTCTTACGACCACAGTCCCCTCTGGTCACGATATAACCATTCAGTATGTAACTGCGGCAGGCGGCATCACAGCTTCTCAAGCCTCAACTATCTACGTCACAGGCTCTAATACCGCAGTAAACATCTCAGCCAATCCACAAGTTTCTGCGGGTCGTGGTCAGCAAATAATGAGTATTCAATGTGTAGGCAGTAACATCACTTTGGATGATGGAAATGGATTAGCTTTAATCGCAGGACAACAATTCATTATGAACTCAGGCTCAATTTTCAACGCTATGTTTTCAGGAACAGACAACTTATGGCATGAGACCTCTCGTGTCCAAAACGGAGGTATTTGATGAATAGATTAGTGGGTAATGTGGTTATCGTGGATAGTGCCATGGGAAATGCGTTTGTTCTTACTTCAGCCAATCAGGTAATCCACCTGGATGATTTCAAGATTCAGACGATAAGTTTTGTCTCAATAAGCACACTTGGTTCTGTGATTCTTACGCAGTTAAACACATCCACAGATGTAGTGTTCACCTCAAATTCATTTGTAACTGGCATTTTAGTTGGAACAGGTGGCGCAGGTGTCGTTCAATCTGTAAATCCTGTGTCTGTGAGTTTCCCATTAGGATACAGAGCGAGTGACTTGAAGGTTCCGACATTGGTGGCTGGCACAGCGTACATTTACTTAGCATGACGGTATATCAATTTAGAGCAACCGTAACAACAGCTTCAGGGGCAACAAGCTCAACCAGCTTGAATATCCCTGGGGGTGTGTGTCGCCAAGTGATAGTCCAAGCGGCAACATCAACCACTGTATTCAGAGCCAATCTAACTGACGCCAGCTCTCTCAACGTCATGGACTACGGACTCAATACAGGTGAGTTTAATGATGTTACATCTATCCCAATGTCAGGACGCTATGTGTTCAATATCACTAACGCCAGCCTAGATGACACCTTCAAAATCTACTTCGGCGTGGAGGAGTGATGTTTAAGAAACTTCAAGAGAAGTGGAAGCAAGAATGGTGGGAGAAGCGGCAGGATGACATTTGCCGTGAATACTCTGCAAGAGAAAAAGAATTGAAAGCAGATCTTGAGGAACACTTGGAACAGGATAGACAAGCAATAGAAGCAAGTAAAGCTTCTCTCTCAGCTAAAGAATTAGAAATAGAAATGCGTTCTGCAAAGTTAAGCATAAGACAAGCTGAAATTGAGGAATTAGAGGTTCGTGTAGCAGAGAGGAAATTTGAACTATTAAAAGCAGACAACGACCTTAAGGCTCAAATCAAGCTATTGGAGGCTAAAGCCTCACCAACCGCCGTATGGACAGAAGCCTTCAGTTTGGGTGTCTCAAAGACATGGGATTTACTCCTCCCTGTAATGACAGGAAACATTGAAGCCTTAAAGAAGAAAATCTATGAAGACGCAACCTTTGACTCAATAGCTCGTCTCAATGGGAAAAAGAAATGATTAAAACTCGTAGTGATGCCACTCAAGTATGGGTAGTTAATCAAGGTGCTGGTGCTAGTTCTACTTCTATAGTCAACTCCGCTGGTTGGGTTGTAGCAGTCTCTAACACTGCTGGGATTACCACAAATATCATAAATTCAGCAGGCTGGATAATCGCTCAAAGTAACACAGTTTCTGCGGTTGATATAACAGCTTATTCAGCAGGTGTTTCTAAAGGCGTTCCTATTATGGGAGAACGTCTAGACACAAACAGCACAGTATTTGATAGTAACCTTGGTATACTACGCATTGACGCATTAAGAGGACTCTTTGTAAACATCCGAGATGCGGCTTTAAATGAAAGAGGCGCAAATGTTAATGCCGCAGGCGAACTAGGTGTTCGTGTCGGTTCAACAAGCATAGTCAATAGTGCTGGCTGGGTTGTCAACGCTATTGATTCAAGTTTTGCCGCCACCTCCTCAAAAATAATCGTTTCCACAATAGGAACCGTTGTACTTGCTGCCGCAAATGCTGTTAGACGTACATTCGCTGCCTATAACTTTTCAGCCAATCCATTATTCTTAAAACTTGGTTCTGGAGCAAAGGTGAGTGACTTTACTCTTATGATGGTTTCGAGCGGTTATTATGAACTCCCAGCCCCAGCTTATACAGGTGTTATCACTGGTGTCTGGGGAACTGCTGACGGGAATGCTCAGATAACGGAGGGCACATAATGCCATACTATCCCCCCGCTGGTGGTGGCAGTGTTTCTTCAGCCTCAGGTGGTCTAGCTGGCACAGGGCTTTACTACCTAACCACTTCGACTGAATCGGTTCTCCCAAACTCTCTTGTAATTGTTCCAGGCTCAAGCATGACCCACCACATTACAGGAAGTAATTATTACTTAAATGCCACAACAAGTGTTGGAGCTTCTTCTAGTGGGTTAGCTGGTAAGGACGCTGTATATGTTTTAAGCTCCTTCAATGCTGAATATACGAATGCAGTCTACATCCGTCCAGGTTCTTCCGTGACGACCCATATAACCGGAAGCAATATGTTCATTAATGCGGTAACAAGCACTTTTGCTGGTTCCGCTGGTCTTGCAGGAAAAGACGCTGTTTATGTGCTTAGTTCCTTTAATGCTGAGTATACCAACGCTGTTTACATAAGACCCGGCTCAAGTGTCACAACCCACATCACAGGCTCAAATCTTTTCATAAACGCAATTACTGGAGGCGGTGGGGCTTCTTCTGTTGAAAAATATCTTCCATACTATCTTTTAATAGGAAGCCAGAATTTAGGGAGCCAATTTGAGCGTAGAGTTATCCCAGGAAGGCAATGTTCTGCTTCAAATGCCAACATTACAATTGGTGCAGATTCTATGATATTTATTCCATTGGCTGTTATTACCAGCTTTAGAATGAGTCAAGTAGGAGTATTTTTTGCCTCCACTGCCGCTGGTGCTCTTTTAAGATTAGGGATCTATACTAATTCAGGAGATGCGGTTACCTACCCTTTTGAGAGTATTGCTACGAGTGGAATAATGGCAGGCTCTACTGGTTTTATAACAGACTTTTTTACAAGCCAAGTTCTTTCTTCAAATACTCTTTACTGGTTCGGTATTCACACAGGCACAGCTGCCTCAACAATTAAAGGTATTCCATCCAACTCTATCTATCCTATCTTTATGGGAAATTCAAGCAACACTGTTCCCGGCGCAGGTGTCCAAGTGGTAAGACCATTTAGTGATGGTATGCCAGTATCTGTAGAAACAGGAGGAAGCGTCTTGATTGCTAACTTTGCAGAATTTTTGATTAAAACTTCAGCATGAAGGCTATTTTACTCAGTTTTAACTCTGTTGAATCGTGTGACATTAAGAATAACTTGGTTAGGGTAAACTTTAATGTTCTCTATAGAAATCCCGATGGCTATGTAGGAATCTATGAACTAAATAGTGTTATAGAGGTAAAGAATTTATTAAATGATTTTCCAACAAAATTATTTGAAGTTATAAGAAAGGATTGCCTAGATAATAGAGACTATAATCTTAAACCTGAAGATGTAAAAATGCTTTGGAGTGTTATTTGACTTTGGACAGTAATGAAAGGCGAGAGATGAGTTCAAGCGACCACGACCTTCTAATCGGAATAAGCGGAGATGTTAAACATATCCGTGAATGGACAGATGTTCATGATAAAAAGGATGACTCTCGTTTCGCAAAAGTGGAAAGAGACCTAGAATTCCATAGAAAAATAGTCTATGGGGGTATAGGCATAGTCGTGTTCGTTGAGTTCATAATGAAGTTCTTAAAATAGGAGGTAGTGATGGGTGCGCTATCAGCATGGTTAAGCGGTAAGAAAACATACTTGGCAGTCACAGGGCTTGTTTTTATTGCTTTGGGGGCTTTCTTACAGAAAGCAGACTTCACAAGTACCGCTATTTGGGACTTAGGTAAACAAATTTTGCAGGATATTATCCCTGCGTTTATTAGACTAGGCATCTCAAAAAACAAATAGAGACAGCGTTAAAGCGGCTTGAACAGCTTGTCTCTTTATTAAAGTTAGTCGCCAACACTCGTATCGAGCAGGGGAGACTTACTTCCCCGTTCGGTACTGAGTACATAGGATTCAAAGTGACTATTGGTGGAGTAACTGATCCAAGTGAGATTAAACGCACCTATGATGATATTGAGGCTATTTTTAAAAGTAATCAGACTAACTATAAGATTTATGAGGAACACACACCAAATGGCACTTTTAAGAGTTACACAGTTGAGGCGTAAATGGCAAAAAATATAAGCGAGATACCCTTTACCGAAATAGTCGAACGAGCCTCAGAACTTGCCCGTGAGTCGGCAGATGTAGAAAAAAAGGTTCGTGGCATAGTCAATGATGTTTACGTGAGAGAACTCCCTCGCAAAGAGGACTGGTCATTCCTCATGGTTTCCTCAGCCTTGACCCTTACTCCACGCTACAACACAGGCACAGTCACAGGGGTGACTGGTGGCACAACCGTAGTATTCTCCTCAGATGTAGCCTTAACCGCAGACTTCACAGGCCGAAAACTCCGCATAGATGGCAACGATTATGTCTATGACGTAACTTATGTAGCTGCAAACTCTTTGAGCATAAATCCACCCTTCTCTGGCACTCAAAATGTCACGAGTGTTGGTTATGATATATTTGCCCCTTATTATCCTTTAGCAACAGACTTCGACCGCTTTCTTAAAGACCAAGGGGTCACTAAATTCGTAGGCAATAGACCCACACAGATACCAGAGAAATCTCCTCAAGAGTTTAACCGAGACTATAGTGCCACCCCACAAGACTTACCCACAATGTGTAGGCAATTCGGAACCGATACCAATGGGCGTACTCTGGTAGAATTCAATCCGCCTCCTAAGTCCACAATATCTCTGCCTTACGACTACATCAAAAGACTTGTCCCAATGCGTGAGACTACCTCTGGTTTTGTAACTATTAACTCTCTAGCCACGGCAGTCGTAGGAAGCGCAGGCACAACCTTCTTCACCGAAGCCAAGACAGGTGACTATCTCCGTATAGACGTTCTTGGAACAGGTGCAGATTCCGAGTGGTACCGAATCCAAAGTATTACCCACAACTCTAGCCTTACTTTATCAGTAGCCTTTGGAGTCTCAGGCGTAGGTACAACAGGTTATACTATATGTTCCATGCCTGACATTCCAACCCGTATGCACCCTGCACTTCTCTATGGAACACTCTTGCAACTTGCGGCGGATAAGGACGATCCGGCTTTAGAATCATACAAAATCCAGCTTGCCGAAGTCTTGAGTGACGGTAAGCGAATCTACAAAACTCGCACTTACTCACAAGAAATTTCAATGATAACGGATGATTACAACTATCGCAGATGATACGCAGCGTACAACCTATAACGCAGGACAGTTTTAAAAAGGGTCTCTACACTGGCTCCGACATTTTGGATAGTAGCAGAGATGATTCTTCAAACTGTATGAACGTCAAGTGGACTTTTGATGATTCTATACAGAAGCGTTTAGGCTCATCAACCATGAATACAGTCGCCTTGGCAGGTACCGCTGGCTGGGCTATGTTTGATTTTGGGGCTACTAACTTGCGGTGGCTCGTAGTCGCTCATGGCACAGGAATATCCGCCTCTACAAATCTTGGCATAACTTTCGCTTCCATAATGACCACAAGGACTCAAAGCTATCAATACCTAGAACGCTCAAAGAACGTTTTAATCTGTACCTCTGACGCTTATGACCAACCTCTCTATTGGGCTGGTTCAGGTTCAACATTCGCTTTATCCCTAGCCCCAGGTTCAGCTCCAGCCACCAAATACTGTATCAATTATCAAGGATTCTTAATTCTACTCAATAGTGCCACACGCCCTCGCGGCTTCTTCTACGCCGATGAGTCTCTTCAATTAACCTCTGATTGGCCTGATTTCTTTGAGATACCCTCTTCTGCGGATGATGAGATAACTTGTGCATTCATCCTTAGTAAACGTCTCTATGTCTCCACACGCTACCGCCTTTATCGTGTAACCTTCGTAGGCGGTAATCCAGACTGGTCCTACCTTGAAATTAAGGACTGGGGTTATGTACCACGTACCGTGAAGAAGATAACCTTAAAGGACGGTGAAGTAGTAGTCGGTTTGGATTGGTCACGCCGTTTAAGAATATTCGACGGTTCTGATGATTTAATTGGTTCAGACAACGTAGAAAATGATAATAGCCTCTGTGAATTTGCCATGGAGAAGATTTCTTATGCTGGCTCAGGACTCATAGTCTCCAATGCTGAAGTAGACCGCAATGAACAGGAATACCGCCTTAATTTAGCCATAGGCGTTGGCTCCACAGAAACAACCCATGCCTTAGTCCTAAATGGTCGCACCCTAGCCATGTACCCCTATTCTAACCAACTATTTCAATCCATGGCTATGGCTCAATCAGGCGGTCGTAGTTACCTCATGGCTTGTGACCGCTCGGGGCGTATCCATGTACTTAACTCAGGAAATACTGACATCAAAGTACCTATCAATGACGTTTATGACTCCCCATTCTTATTCAATAGACTCCCAGGGGCTGTTAATAAAAGCCAAAAGATAGATATGTACTTCACTCCCACATCTTCAGGGACATTGGTTTACCAAGAACGCCTTGATTTTAACTCAGTATTCTCAGTTACAAAATCTCGTATAAACTTGGTTGAATCAAATTCACTTACTCAAATCAAGCACTCAGTAGACATTCCTGTCACTCAGAATATCTATCAATACAGGCTTTCTTCATCAAGTAACACAGCCGATCCGTGGGAATTAACAAGGGTGGATTACTACCTGAATAACATGGGTATTGGGAAAGGAGTTTAATGTTTGCGATGGAGAATGGCATGGCATTTAGAGCACACCCAAATAACAGCCAACGGATTCTCGTACCCTTTATGATGATGTCCTTGTGGGATGCATTTTGTTCTACAGTTGTCACAAGATTCAGGTTTTATTATATCTCCATTATCAATGGCTCTTTTAAGAGTGGCTCTAGAATTTATTTTAAGTCTATGAATTTCTCTATAGTTTTTGTAAATAAGCTTAGTTCTTTTTTTTCTTCTATACTCTTTAAGCCACTTAGTTTGTTTTTCTCTGAAAGCAGAATCGTTAGCCCATTTGTTTCTTACATAGTTTCTGGCATATTCTCTTTTTTCTTCAATGTTAGCAAGTCTGTATTTTTTCATTTGAGGAAGAATTTTATCTTTATTTCTAAGGTAATAAGCCTTTCTTTTCTTAGCAAGTTCTTCTTTATTCTTTATTCTATAAAGTTTGTGATACTGACTTTGGTATTCTTTTCTGTCCATTGGGTTTATCCTTTTTATAGAGCTATTATATCAAAACATGAAATGTTTGTCAAACTAATATGAAGGTCGATGACTACAATCTTTCAAAGCTAAGCAACGAAGCCGAAAACTTCAAAGAAGACGTGACCAATATACTGAATTATGGGAAGTATTCAGGTCAAGTTGTAGCCAACACACCACCTTCCTGGACAGCTAGAAACGGAGAGTTTGTATTCTTTGCTAGTGGCACAATTAAACGTCTCTATTTCTACAACATCAACTCTTGGGATTTTATTGAATATAACGCTGGCACTGTTGGTGGTCTTGGAACTTCAATAGTATCTACAGATACTTTATTCAATGACCCCACCATAATTGCTGGATTATCATTCCAGATGGCAGTATCAGAAACATGGACATTTGAAATATTCGCTTCTACGTCTAGTGGCACAGCTGGTCAAAACTTCAATATAAATGCTCCTGGAGGAAGTACAGCAGTATTGAGATACTTAGGAATTAGCTCAAATGGTGGAGTTGTTAAAGAAAATATAAATGCTGTAAATACCCAAACAAGCTCTGGATTCTTTGGGGCAAGCACAGCTAATTACTTGCAAGTTTCAGGAACTGTTCAAACTGGTGCTTCTAGCGCAGGGTCCCTAACTTTTGCGGCTAATGTAGTAGGAGCTGTGGCTGCAGGTTCGATTAAAGCAGGTTCCTATATTTCATTTAGAAAGGTCGTATGACATTTGACCTCTTAGCCAAAGTATTCAACTCATGGGATTATCAAATTAATCCCGAAGAATATGATAATTTTAAGGCTTATTTTGAAGAGATGTTGCGTCGTAAACGTGTAATGATAATCAAAGAGGATTACTTTGTTAAAGCCGTACTTACTTACTTCCTCACAGACAACTGGGAAGAACACCTCCACAAAGGACTTTGGGAAATAAAGCCAGATAATCCCGATGGAAAACAGATATTCATAGACAAAATGATTTGCCAAAATTGGAAACTTCCAATACGCCGTTTACTCCAGGAGGCAATAGAGACTAACTTTAATGTCCTGGAAGGTCACTACTACCATGCACCCCTCGGACCCCATGTTAAAATAAAGAGAAGGAGACCTCTCAATGTACAAAGTAGAAATACTGTCGGATGCGGAGTTTGAATCACTACCTTACCCAGAAATGGAGATGTCTTTAGGGGTCGCTGACCCTGCTACAAAGACTGCTTATGTCCGTTACACACAGTCGGATGCGGTCAATAAGTATCTTATCAACCATGAACTTGAGCATTTAATCGAGGGTCATGGGGGAGAACACTCTGACCATTACCGCAATGGAGTTTATTACAAGGGATTCGGGGAAATTTTCCAAAGCATTATACCTTTAGCTCTTAGTTTTATCCCAGGTATTGGTCCTGCTGCAGGCGCAGGTGCTGGTGCATTATTCGGGGCTCAAGGTCAGAAAAGTGCTATGAAACAGCAAAGTTCAGGACAACCAGGTCAAGGCTTTAGTGGATTTAATCAAGGTATGCCGTCTCCTGAATTCCGTCCTTCTCAAACAGGTCCTGCGGCTCCAAATATCTCTACTGGTCCTGGGCAGGGTGCTTCGGGTGGTACAGGTGCTCTTGGTGGGCAACTTGCTGGAAGCCATGTGGATAAACTTAGACCCGACCTCACCCAAGAACAAGGTAATCAAGGTAACTTCTCTAAAGGCTTCTACGGGGGGAGGGTAGGTAGATGAGCTACCAAATCCAGATACTCTCAGATAAGGAATTCGAGGAGCTTCCCTATGAGGAAGTAGGGATGTCTCTTGGACTTGCTGATACCAACAAGAACACAGCTTATGTCCGCTATGTTGCCAATGCAGAACTCCAGAAATACCTCATTAACCACGAGCTAGAGCATTTAATCGGTGCTGATAGAGATGAAATCCACCATGATGGAAAAGGGGTGTATTACAAGGGCTTCGGCAACGTCTTTAGTGCTGTGGGTAGTGGGCTATCCAACGCCGCTTCTGGAATAACCCAAGGAGTCGGGCAACTAGGCTCTAACCTCGGTCAATCCATCGGTGGAGCGGCGAGTTCCATAGGTCAAGGTATAAGTAGCCTCGCAGGTAGCGCAAGTAAAGCCATGGGCTTCGGTGGTGGCTTCCAAGGGGGAGCTAATCCTCAAGGTGGCATGCTCGCCGCAGGTGCCTCAAATCCCGCATTACGTGCTCCTATGGACTACTTTAAGTCTGCTCCTGGGTCAAGTATTCAGCCTTTCTCCATGCTTCAGAGTGGGGCTTCGGCTGGGGCTTTGTCTCCGTTTGGGACTAATAAACTAAGCCAGTCGCCTATCATGCAAGCCTTCAACCCTGGTGGTGGTCAATTTGGTGGTAAAGGAGCTTCTGGAAGTTGGACTCCTCCTGCTACACCAAAGATTACTCCCCAGGCACCGCAAGCACCACAGGCACCTGCTGACACAAGCAAGATGACTCAAGCTCCTCAGCAACCTCAAGCTCAAGGTGGTAAGGGATTTGACCTCATGGGTGGATTATCTAAAGGTTTAGGCATGGGACAGCAGATTATGTCCATGTTTAGTGGTTCTCAGTCTGGTATGCAAGGTGGCTATCCTTCAGGTATTCAAATGCCTGATGTCTCACAACTCCCTAGTGTTCAAGCTGTAAAGAACTTTAACTTTAGAGACAACATGATGGAAATGGACCCTGCTCTCCAAGATGCTATCAATAGGGATTTTGACAAGATAGACGCTCAAGAACTCCATGATTTCCGTAATCGCTGGAAGAACATTCGACCTGGTGCTGACATCGAGAATGACTCTGTGTTTGCTAGAGACTATCAAGCTCTGCAAGATAGCCAAGCCACTCGTCGTGCCGATGCTCTTGCACAAAATAGAAAAGAAATGATTACAACAAATCTTGCTATTAGTGACAGAGAATACCAGCAATTAGATGCACTTGCTGATATGGACATCCAGACTATTATGTTCAATACAGCTATGAGTTATGATGAAGCTATGAAGCTAAAACAGATGTATGGCAAATCTACGGAAACAAGCTCCATTACTCAATCTGAACTACCTCGTGATGAAGGCGGAGCATTAGGAGCTGTAGGCAATATGATTCAACAGGGTCGTGGTATTTATGACCAAGCTAAAAGCTTCTTTTAAAGGAGACTACCATGCCTGAAAGATTTGATATATTCAAAGGTTTCAAAGCCGCCAAGGATATGATTGGTGCTTATCCAGACCCTTATGAAGAGGAGAGAAAGTCTCAGAGAGAACTACAGCTATATGGGCAGAAGAAGGCGATTGATGCGAGGTATGATGCAGAGGCCTCTACTGCTGAACAAGGACAAATGAATGCTTTGCTTAAATCTATGGGAGGTAAATTACCAACTGGAACTACTGGAAAGTTTGGTAATTTAACTATTCCATTAAATCCTGAACTTAGTGAAGGCGAAGCTAGAACTTTTGGTAATGTACCAATAATAGATAAAGGTGTTAGAGACTTAACTCAATTAGTTAGTAGAGGAGTTTTGGAAGGAAAAGATAACTTTGAAAGTGCTAAGAGAGGTTTGGCTGTAGATTCAGGTCAGGCTTTTCTTACGTTTGGTAATAAAGACTTAGCCCAATTACAAAGTTCTCTCAATAGTATTAAAGCTAATACAGTATTCTCAGAAGGTGGTAAAGCACTTTCTAATAATGAGAAACAGATTATTTTCAATTTATTTAATGTCTCTGGTAAAGACAAGAACAGGATAATTAGTGATGTCCAACAAGCTGTCCAAAAGTATCACGAGTTTATAGAAGCTAAAAGAGGCGGAATGATGGGTTATGACCCTTATAAAGGTGGAAGTGACCAGGCATCATTTCAAAATCAATCTTCTCAAGAAATGCCAGCAGGAAATTCTTATAAAACTAGAACAGGTGTAGGTTATACAATCGAGTGAAAAAATGGCTAAAGTAAAATTCGATGATGGTACAGTTATAAACTTTCAAGGGAATCCTTCTCCTGATGATATTAGTGATGCCTATGAAAATGCTAAATCTTTAAAGGGTACTCCTGGAAATATTGGTAGTTCTGAAGGTTTATTAAAGAAGGCTATGGGAATTGGTAGAGAAGTTTTAGGTCCTCATATGCAAGCTGCTGGAGGTCTCATTAATACAGCAGGTTTTGGACTTCCAGGTTTAGTTATGGATAAAACTTTACCGCAAGGAGCTAAGGATTATCTTAAACCTCAAGGGGCTGGAGAGCAAATAGGCAGAACTGTTGGTGACATTGGAGGTCTTTTTATGCCTGGTGGTGGACCAGCCGCAGTAGGAAAAATGGCTGGTAAAATTATTCCCAAGGCAACTTCTCCATTTTTAAGAGGAGCTGGTATAGCTGCAGCAGAACAAGCGTCTATGTCACCAGTCGAACTTGCATCAGGCAAAACTTCTTTAGGTAGAGAAGCCGCTGAGATAGGTGGGACAGCTTTACTAGGAGGTGCGGCAATTCCAGTTGGTAAAACTATAGGTCATTTATTTGGAGGAGCCAAAGCTGCAAAAGGCTTAGCAGGTAATATTTCAAAAACTATTGGTTCAAAGTTTGGTGAGTTCAATAAACGTTATGATACAGTTCTTAAGAAATCTACTGATGTTTTTTTAAATCCTAGTTACTCTGATGAAATTTTAGGTCAAATCGTGAACAAGGCAGATCAATTTGATGCTACATCGGCTGGTGGGAAGTATGTTGAAAGTCTATTTGATAGGATTCCTACTATGACTGCTCAAAAACTTCATACTTTAAAACAGGAAATATTTGAGAAAGCCTCTTCGTTTGGAGGCCCAGAAGGAAAAGTATTACAAGATGTTTATGATAAAATTGATGATGTCTTAGGCAGGAAAGAAGTATTTGGAAATGCTTATAAAAGTATTACAGCTGATTTTAAGCCATTTATTCAAGACGTTCAGCGTGTTAATAAGCATACATTGGATTTTCAGAGGAAGCCTACAGAAACTAAGATTCTTAGTGATAAGAAACTAGACATCGAAGATAAAGAATCTCTTAAAAGACTTGGCGGTGGAAACAAATTTCTATCCTCAATTCAAGCGGCTAAACGTGCTAGGGGTATTAGAAAGGGAGGAAAAAAAGCTGCAGGATATGGAGCTGCTACTGTGGGAGGTTCGCTTTTATTAAATAAGATGTTTGGTGGGAGGTAAAACTATCCAACAATTTCATCTAGTAAACAAAAAGCTATACCTATTACCATCATGATTAAACCTCCCCAGAACATAATATCTAAGATATTCATATTAATCTCCTACCTAAAGTATCTACCATAACAATCTAAAATACAAGTAGATTTTTGTTGACTTAACACTTATTAAGGTGGTAAATTAAGTTTTGTGATAGAAGCCATTACCACTCCCCAACTTAAAACCTGCCGTAAATGTGGAATAGAAAAATCCTTCTTGGAATTTTATCCGAGTTATCCTTCTAGGTGTAAAAAGTGTCAGTATGCAATCACTTCTAAATACCAATTAAAAAATCCTAAGATAGCTGCTTATCGAAAGAAATATCTTAAGGAAAGGCCTTGGGTGCGGACTCTTCTTCATGTTAATTGGCGTTTCAATAACCCTAATTATCAAGGCTATAAATGGTATGGTGGAAAAGGAATTAAGAATCTTCTCACGCTAGAGCAAGTCAAATATTTATGGTTTAGAGATAAAGCTAACAAGTTAAACCACCCATCAATTGATAGAGTTGATAGTAGTAGCAATTACGAAATATCGAATTGTCGCTTTATTGAACTTTCAGAAAATAGTAAGCGTAAATGTCTATTGAATTAATCCATCAAAATCTAATTCCTTTTTATCCGTATATTTTACTTACATTACTAGTGTATGTAACCTATGGTTGGCTTCTTTTTAAAGGCGGTTTTGTATCCGATGACTTGGCCGGAATTGCGGAGTATGACGGAAAGTTACAAGGTAAAGAATATGGAATGATATCACGTTGGCTGCGTTTTTGGGTGTGTGGTGGCACATTTCCTTCTAAGAATCGTTTTCCAGATCAGCAAGGACCAGATGGTAAGATTATAAAAGGTGATTTTATTCCATGCGGAAAAGTAGCTTCTCGCCATCATTTTCTTTCAATATTTGTGTTTAATTTGGCAGTTATATCAACTTATGGTTTACTCTCAAATCTTATAGGAAACTGGGTAGCTTTCTTGGCTTGTGCTTTATTTATAGTTCATCCAGTTGTTACTCAAGGTGTCGCTTGGTGTTCGGGTTTAGGATATCCACTTAGTTTACTATGGATTACACTAAGTCTTAATTTAACTGTTTGGTATTACACCCTTCAAGAGCCAAATTTATTAGTCACAATTCTTATCCTAATTATTTTTTCAGTAATCCAAGTTTTAGCTGTAAATGCTCTATTTGTAGCATTGGCTTCATGGGCAATATTACTGTTTCTTGGACACTATCTATTTGCTATCGTAGCTTTTTTAATATCAATTGCTGAGGGTTTGAAGATTGTTCGTGAAACAATAAAACTTCGCACAGATGAGTTTAAGAAGCAGTCTATGGGGGCTTCAACTTATCTCAAGCCTCGTAAAATTATTGTAGCTACAAAAACACTTCTCTACTATCTAAAGCACACTTTATTTCCTAGAAGAATGGGTCTTTATCATTCTTGGGGTTATCACTATCAGGAATCAATAGAAAGAGAAGATAAATACTTTTTGTTAGGAATTATAGTAATAGCTGCTTTAACTATTTGGTTTTTTATAACACCTGTATTTGCAATTAAATTTGGTCTTATATGGTTTGTGTCATTCTTATTTATATTTTTAAATTGGGTTACAATACAGCAATTTGTGACAGAACGCTATTTAATGATTCCTACTATAGGAACATGCATTATTGTTGCTTACTTCTTACAGAGCTATATCTACATTTATACTCTAATCTTTGGAATAGCTATTATGAGAACATGGGCACATTTAAAAACTTATGAGAATGAGTTGGAATTTTACAACTCTAATGTCTGGAACTTTCCTAATTCTGAAGTAGCTATGGGGAACTTAGGAGTAACCAATATCAGAATTGGTAGGTTAGGAACAGCTCTTGATAATTGGCATACAGGTATTCAGCTTAATCCAGATTATGATGTTGTTTTCTATAACATCTACTCTCATCACAAATCTAACGCCATGTTTCACATTCAGCGAGGTAACTTCCCAGTAGGACTTGACCTCCTACGTCAAGCCCTCCCATATCTTGAGAAATGCGTCAATGCTAAGATTTGCCACTTCAAGGCTGATTGGGGCAAGGAATTAGCAGAACTTAAACTTTGGATTGAGAATCCTATGAGGTTAGTCTTAAGTGAGGAATTAAGACTTTTAGATCTTCGTCAGAGACTTACACTTGAACTCTTAGGAACCAAGGATGAGAAACGCCGGAATGAACTTATCACATCTATCAATGACGCCAACAATGCTCTCACAGTAATCTCAAACACCAAGAACGCCAATCTACCTCTAGTCTACCAAGCCCGCAACCTAACCACCGACTCTTTACTCAAGAGTCTAACCCAAGGAGTTTAAATGACCGCTACCCCTGTTAATCAGCCCCAACCTAATACCCCTGGTCAAGAGATTCAGAATCTATTCGCTCAAAAAGGTGAGTTAGTAACTCAGATTGAAATCGCTCAAGCCAAACTCCAAATGATTAACCAACGCCTCTCAGCAATCCTAAACTCAGGACAACCTCAGAATTGAAAACTCTCTTACCAGAAGATATCCACAAGGACAACCGAAGAACCCTCCTTCAGTTAGTCACGGCAGACTTCAAGCAGATTAACATCTATGAAGCCAGTAAGGGAGCCTTCCTTGGTGATCATTACCACAAGATTACCAATGAATACTTCTACATCATCAAAGGCTCATTCATGCTTGATATCAACAAGAAGCGTCAAATAGTTGGGCGTGGAGACTTCTTCATGGTGGAGCCTGAGGAACGCCATACACTAGAATGTCTCAGTCTCACAGGCTCATTCTTCACATTCTTAACCAAACCTTACTCTAAAGAAGATACGGATACCTACAAATGAGTAAATTAATTTTACCTTCAAAGAAGTGTAAGAATTGTAGTGGTAATTTTGATAGGTTTAGCTGTAGACAATTATCCGATTTTAGAGTTAAAAAGTTTTGTTCTAGAAAATGTTATCATGAATTTAATGTTGGCAAGAATCATGCTAATTATAAAGATGGTTTAAGAAGAGGGCATAATTGGGGTTATCTTAGAGTTACTAGTGGACAGTTCTTACATAGAGTTTTAATGGAAAAACATCTTGGAAGAAAGCTTAAGTCATCTGAAAATGTTCACCATATTAATGGAAATGTGTTAGATAATAAAATATCTAATCTTCAAATTATGTCTAATTCTGAGCACAGAAAAGAACATGTAAAAACTCAGCTTAGGAATAAAAAAGGAGTATTTATAAAATGCAAAAAAGGGCTTTAGTCACGGGGATTACGGGCCAAGATGCTTCTTACATGGCAGATTTACTCCTTGAAAAAGGATATGAGGTTTATGGCTTAGTCCGCCGTTCAGCCTCTCCAAACCATTGGCGTATCAACCACATCAAAGATAAACTGAAACTCATAGAAGGAGACTTGACCGACAAGTCAAGCCTTGAACATGCAATCAACATATCCAAACCAGATGAAATCTACAATCTCGCCGCACAATCGTTTGTACAGTATTCTTTCAAAGCTCCAATTGCAACCGTTGAAGCAACTGGACTTGGAGCTCTTAACCTATTTGAAGCTGCTAGAACTCTCCACAGAGAAACAAGGATATTTCAAGCCTCGACTTCCGAAATGTTCGGTAAAATCCAAGAAACACCCCAAAAAGAAACCACTCGCTTCTACCCACGCTCACCCTATGGCTGTGCCAAAGCCTTCGCACACTACCAAGCGGTGAACTATCGGGAAGCCTATAATATGCACATCTCTTGTGGAATCATGTTCAACCATGAAAGCCCTCGGAGGGGAGAAGAATTTGTCACAAGGAAAATCACCAAAGGTATTGCCGAGTACAAAGCCACAGGTAAAAAGATTATTCTTGGCAACCTCAACGCTTCGAGAGATTGGGGGCTTGCCTCAGAGTACATGGTGGGAGCTTGGCTTATGCTACAACAAGATAAACCCGATGACTACATCCTTGCCACTAATGAAGTTCACACTGTTAAAGAGTGGCTTGAAGCCGCCTGTAAAGCTGGAGGGGTGGATTTCTGGGATGTCTATGAACAAAATCCGACAATGGAACGTCAATCGGAAGTGGACTATCTTAGAGGCGACTACTCGAAAGCGAAGAAAGTCCTCGGCTGGGAACCCAAAGTAAGATTTGCTGAACTCGTGGAAATCATGGTAAAGGCTGATGAGACTAGTTAAATTCGAGAAGGTTCATAAAGAAAAGTATTTCAATATGGACTTTTTGACTTATGTTGTAGATAAAGGAAATTATATCTTAGTTTATTTTAGACAAGGATGGCAGGGTGATTTCTGTACAGAACATAAATGGCTAATAACTTATCAGGAATTTTTAGATGCGATTAAGTCTAGTAATCCCCTGTAGAGATAAAAATGACCCAAAGTTGGCGGAACTTCTACGTTCCATTGAAGCTCAAGATTTCCCAAAAGATGATATGGAAACTTTGGTTATTACGGAAGGAACGTCGGAAAGCGCTAAAGCGATTGGTATCAGGAAAGCTATGGGGGAAGTGATTGGGATATTGGCGAGTGATAATGAGCTAATGCATAAAGACCATCTTTCTTATGCTTATAGCTGTGCTAAGGAAGGGTTTTGGCAATCAGCTCTTTATTATCATTCTTTTTCGGATGACATATTGAATAGATACTTTGCACTCATAGGAGGTAATGACCCACTCTCTTATTACATGGGTAAGAATGATAAGCGTTCTCATGCTAACTATAAGACTAATCTTAAAGGCGCTATTGGAGATAATGGATTCTTTATTCGTAAGGACTTGATTGAAAAAACAGACCTAGATAACTATTATCACATTGATAATGCTATTGAAGCAACAGAAGGCGTATTTGGAGTTACTACTGATTATCCTATATGGCACAAAACAGGCGGCAACATCTTCTCCTTCTTCCGTAAGCGCTACCGCTACGGACTCCAACACGCCTTTAATAAGAACCGTCGCTGGCACTTAGTAGACTTCAAACAACCGAGGGATATATGTCGATTCCTACTCTTCATTTTCTTCAGCTTAACCCTCGTGGAACCGTTGTACCTTTCGATACGAGGCTACTCGAAGATTCAAGACAAGGCATGGTTTCTCCATCCCTTGATATGTTTAATGACGGTATTTACGTACGGATTCCTAGTAATGAGATTATTCATAGGAAAGCTGTTTCAATCGTCATCTGCACCTACGGTCGCCCCGAGTCGCTAAATGAAACACTTACCTCTCTCTGCCACCAAACTTACAAAGATTTTGAGGTCATCCTCATTACAGAAAAAGGCAATCTATCAGAACTTCGGGATAAAGGGCTTCGGAGCGCAAGAGGAAATATTGTTTCGTTTATTGATGATGACGTTTATTGCCCGCCAAATTGGTTGGAAGGTGTCATTAGTAGTTTCAGGGAGGGTATTGTAGGTGTCTCAGGTCCAACCAAAATCAGTTCTGAATTTAAACTTAACCGAGATATCTTCAAATATAAATGGTTCAAAGACCTACATGATAAGTTGTTCCTATATGGGCAGGCAAGTCGCCCTGGATACCTTTCTCCTTCCGGAACGCCCTCGCTCGCTTCATGCGACGATAGAGCCTGCTATGAAGGTGAAGTTGACTACTTGGAAGCCTGCAATATGGCGGTGCGAAGGACAGAGACTGTCGCTTGTGGAGGATACGACCTCCATTTTACTCGAACCTCAGAATGGTGTGAAGTCGACCTCGCACTCAACCTTAAGTACAAAGGTAAGCTATGGTATACCCAAAAAGCTTCACTCGAGCATAGACCATCAACAAGCGGAATCTATACATCTAGGCTTAAAACAAAACACCGCTGGGAAAACTTTATCTACTTCCAAAAGAAATGGGAAGGCAAGTGGATCCAAAAAGGCTTGAGAACATACGCCTATCGGGCGTGGGTATGGATATATCTATGGATGAAAAATCAGCGAATGATATGACCAAAACGGGGAGGTTCTGTCCTAATGACCAAAAAGAACTTGAAAAAGTCTCAGGTGAAATCCGCTACACGTGCCACTGGTGCGGCGCGGTCTACGAAATCAACGAAGCAGGAGAAATCACCCTCACCCACTTTGAAGGTTTTAAATGACCTGTATTTGGTAGAGACTGACCCTCCGGCTAAATATGATGGTCTCCTTGAAATCCCAGGGGAGTTTAAAGCTTACTATGAGAATCTTCCAGAGACAGGGGTGATAGTTTCAAGGGGACCCACTACCAAACTTCATCTGGAGGTTGGCACTAATGTTCGCTTCGGTAAACACTCTGGACAACGTTTTAAGCACAATGGTAAAGACCTCCAGTTAATTAGGGAACACGATATCCTTGCAACTCTCACCTGACCCTAAGCCTTTTGGGGCTTTCATAGAGTACACCCTAAAGCCTCTCATCGATGACTCCACAGAACTCATAGAACGTATGGAGAAACTTAACATCCCAGTACGAGATGTTATGAAAGAAGCTGTGAAACTTTATATCTTTGATAAGGTACTGACATTCTTGACCGCAATCACAGTTACAGGATTAATATGCTACACCGCCTTACGCTTCCTCCCTATAACGAGATAAAGCACCTTGAGGGCAAAGGGAACTTTGCTGTGGATAAGTATTATAAGTTTCCCTACAGACTATTTTACCGCCATAAACTCCGCATGGCTTTAAACTTATTCCCAAAGATTACAGTCCACAACGTCCTAGACTTCGGCTCAGGTCAGGGAATCTTGGTTCCAGAGCTGAAGAAGCGAGCCCTCTTTGTTAAACAATTCGACATCAACGACATCATAGACAAACGCTGGAAGTTTGATGTGATAGTGTGCTGTAGTGTATTGGAATTCTGCCAATTACCCCACACTCTCAATCTTCTCAAAGGTATGATGAAACAGGACTCTAAGCTAATAATCGCTTCTCCCATGGATACACCACAGAGCCGATTCTATTACAAACTAATCAAAGATAAGAACATCCGCAACTCTCACGCCAAGATACTCTCGGAAGTATCTAAGGTGTTTAAACTGGAGACATACACAAATTGGCTCAACCTATACTTCGCACTCAGAGCTTCTCGTCACTAGAGGGGTTGTCGGTAGTTATCCCATGTTTTAATGAAGACCCAAAGTTAGTCACAAAGACTTACTGTGAGCTGAAACTTCTAGGTGCAGAAGTTATCATTGTCGATGACGGTCAAACCATGGACTTGCCAGATGACATTTACTACCACACTTATCAACCCCACATGGGTTATGGCTACGCAATCAAAGAGGGTATCAAACAAGCTACTAATCCAGTAGTTTGTACGATGGACGGAGATGGCCAGCATTTAGTCAACGATGTACTCAGACTCTACACCATCTATAAACTTGACGAAGACTTAAAGATGGTCGTTGGTCAGCGTTGGAACCTCAATGAGAGATTAACTCGGTGGTGGGGAAGAAAGGTATTAAACTTTGTAGCTTCATGTATTTCAGGACATTACCTTAGTGACTTAAACTCAGGCATGAGAGTATTTGACCGCCAATCAGCTATTAACTACTCTCCAATCCTTTGTGACACATTTAGCTTCACAACTAGCCTCACTATGGCTATGGTCACAGATGGTCATAAGATGACCTACTTTCCAATAGATGTACAACCTAGAGCCTCTGGCAAATCTCATGTAAAAGTGGTCAAGGATGGCTTGGTTACTCTCTATTACATCACTTGGGTAGGTCTAGCATTACGCACAAGAAAGTTTAGAAAGTGGATGAGAAGTTTACTTGGACGGTAGATGTTGAAAAAGATTGGGGAGGTAGAACCAATGAGCACAGAGGAATCAAGGAAGGACTGCCTAAAATTATTCGAGCTTTTGAAAAACGCTCCATACGTGGATTATTCTTTATCTCCACAGAGCTCACGACAGATTACCCTAGACTTATTGAAAGCATTAGGGGTCTCGGCCACGAAGTCGGATCGCATGGTCATTTCCACACGGTCTTTAAAGAAAGCTTTAGGAGACAAGCGGACAAAGATTTATCGCTACAGTATGTTGGCAAAGAAGCGAGATATAGAGCGCCAAAATTCAACTACATCACCCAAGACATCTACTCCAACCCGAAAGGTCACGTAGGATTACTCAAGCACATGTGGTTTAAAACTAAGATTCCCAATGACCCGATATTCTACCTCCACCCTTTCGACATAGTAGGCGGTACGAATCCCACTAACCTTTTCTGTAAACTATGGTATAGTAAACCGAATAAAGCTTTACTATTATTAGAAACTTTGATACAACAATATCCAGGAACCCAAAGGCTCACATGAAAATATGCCTGATTAACGTTCCCAACACCTACGAATTAATCGGTAACGACCCCGTTATCATCAAGGACCAGCAAGGTATTTATCCCCCCCTCGGAATTCTCTACATGGCGGCTTGTCTCAAGGCGAAGGATTATGAAGTTAAGGTTATTGACGCCCAAGCCTCTGGTCAAGACCATGCAGAAGTAGCCGAGGAAGTATTGCAATTCAAGCCAGATATCGTGGGCTTAACCGCCATGACATTTACCCTCGTTGATGTAAAACTCACCATTCAAGAAATCCGTAAGCGTCTCAAAACTACTATTGTAATCGGTGGGCCTCATACCGCCATCTACCCAGAGGAATGCTTCGAAAAGGATGGACTAAACGCCGATTACGTCATAGTCGGTGAAGGCGAAATAACCATGGACACTCTTTGCCAAGACATCGCTCTAGGCAAAGCAACTAACCGAATCTACCGCCAAGAAAAATTCATACAGGACTTAAATGAACTCCCGTTCCCCGCTCGTGAACTTACTGATATTGATAAATACTATTCTGTTCTTTCTGCCGATACTCCTACTACTACTGCTTTTAGCTCTCGTGGCTGTCCCTTTAGTTGTGCTTATTGTGACCGCCCTGCTCTTGGAAAAGGCTTTAGAGCCATGGACGCTTCCAGGGTCGCAGACGAAATGGAATGGTGCCAGAATCACGGGATCAAAGAAATCTTCTTCTATGATGACACGTTCTCGGTGAGCATGAAAAGGGTGCAACAGATATGTGATGAGATCAAGAAGCGGAATATTAAGATTAAATGGGATGTTAGAACTAGAGTCAATGTAGTCAATGAAGAACTCCTGAAATCCATGAAAGAGGCAGGCTGTGAGCGTATTCACTTTGGTGTAGAGACTGGGAATCCTAGAGTAGTTAAGGAATTGCAGAAGGGTACATCCATAGAGCAGGTTGAGAAAGCCTTTGACCTCTGTAAGAAATACGGCATCAAGACCCTCGCCTATTTCATGATGGGTAATCCCACAGAGACCATGGAGGACGTAAAAGACACCCTACGAGTCTCAAGGAGAATAAAGCCCGACTTCATGCAAATGACCATCCTCTCTCCTTTCCCCGCAACCCAAATCTATCTCCGAGCACTTCAGGAAGGAGTAGTCCAAGGAGACCCATGGAGGGACTATGCCCGCAAGATTAACGACGACTTCCGCCCCCCGCTTTGGGATTCAATCTATACCCGTAAAGAATTGGAGAGCCACCTGCGTTGGTTCTACGGTAAGTTTTACCTACAACCTAGCTTCGTCGTTGACAGAATCAAGGAAGTGCGTAATTTTGGTCAGTTTAAGAGGTATGCTTCGGCAGGGATATCCTTGTTGAAAATGACAATGATTCCCGAAAGCAAAATGAAGGACTCGTGGAGAACCCGTAATGAAAATAACGTCGCTAACTCCGCTAGTCCGGTTACTGCCGACGCCAGTATATAAATTAGCGGCTCAAGCTTATATTGACAGAGAGTTTCCTAGACACATCTTTATAGAGACCACCGCAAATTGCAACCTCTCCTGCGAATACTGCCCGAGAGAGAAACGTAAGGAGGACATGGACTTTGAAATGTTCAAAAGCATCATCGATGAGTGCAACCACTATGGACCACGCTCCTTCTCTCTACACCTTTTCGGCGAGCCCCTCCTCTACCCCAGAATATTGGAAGCTATACGATACATTAAGGAAAAAGACAAGCGACATACAATCCTTCTCACGACGAATGGAACGGTTCTTAACAAATTCTCCCGAGACCTCCTGGCATGTGGAGTGGATAGGATTATCTGGTCCTGGAGGAAAAATAACTTTGACTCTCACACCATTGGGGTACTCAAGAAAATCGGGATGGTTCGATTGCTCGTCGAAGAAACGCCGAAAGGAGAGTTTGAAAAGTGGAAGACGTTCCCAAGGGTTGAAATAAAGCATTTGCATAATTATGGAGGAAACATAGATGTTAATAAGTGGGGGATTAGTGGGGATAAAGTTCCCTCTCGCTACCCCTGTTACCACCTCTGGCTTGCACCGGCTGTGCGATGGAATGGCGAAATTACCTTCTGTTGCAATGTCCCACAACTCGGATATGAAGTCCTTGGGAAGTATCCAGAATCATCAATGGAAGAGGTTTGGAAGTCTAAGAGGCTTGAAGAAATCAGGCAAGAACACTTAAACAAGATATACAAAGGAGCTTGTAAGAATTGTACGAGTTGGCAGGCTTACCCTTCTATTTTCTAGGTCTATTCCACCTATTATTCTTCTGGAAGGTCTACAGTAATCCTTTCAGTATGGCTCGCAGTGAATTACTCTCAACGTTCTTTCCATCATGGATACATCAAGGTAGAGGAGATAAACGTGATTATTTTTGGCTCGTTCCTAATGCTCATCCTGTGCTCTCTAGCTTTTACCCTCCTCATAAAATATCCGCAATGCTTACAAGGAAATTGGGACAAGATAGAATGTTTAATGTGTTTGTTGCTATGCAACATTGTCATTCTTTTTTGGCTTCTATTGGCTGGTTTCTTCTTATTTCAACCTGGACAAGCCCACTCGTGTCAGTCTTTGGAGCACTTGTCCTCACCTACTCTGCCTACAACATCAAACAGCAACCCTGTATCCTCTACACCATAGCTTGGTTCCCATGGCTTCTCTATGGTATATCTACAAACAATCTTTGGCTCTCATCTTTAAGCTGTGGTATGACCCTATTAGCAGGCTACTACCCTCTAGGAATACAGACGCTTGGCGTGAGTGGACTTGCGTCCCTACTGTGGGGTCGGAACCTCATGTGGGTTCCATTGGGTATATTAATAGGCCTTCCACAGCTTATTCCTTTCATTAAATACTTGCCTAAGACTATCCGTACCCACAAGGTATCTACCATAGGCAAAGTCCCCTGGTGGCACTTAGGCAGTCTCATCTTCCCCAAACTTTTCAGGTCTCAGTCGCTTGCGATTGGCTACTGGGAAACCTCTTACTACGTGGGAATTGTCCCGCTTGTCCTAATCTCTTCAAGGGCTTCGACAAGCCGAGTCTGGATACTCGCCGTAGTAAGTCTCCTTTTAATGCTAGGATTCCTATCCAAGCACCTTCCTAGAATCCCTGCCCGCTTTAGCTTCACTTTCCAATTTGCTCTTGGATGGTGGGCGACAGCGAACCTCAAGGACCTCCACTTACCTACCGAGGCTATCCTGGCATTAATAATCATCACCTGTTTTGACCTCTGGTACAACAATTCTGACCTAATACCCACTCTGCCATACTCCGAGCTACCAAAGAAGCCTTCTAGAGCCTTTAACACCCCATTAACTAGGTATCTACAGGCTAACTTAAAGTCTGATGAACGAGTCTCTGGGCTTCCTTACCCTTTATTCACAGGTCATATCAACCGCCTTAGAACCCTCGGTTACTCAGGTGGTATGCAGTTAAAACTCATGGCAAAATGGCGTAATGACAATAACCCAGACGGCTCTGGTGAGCATGACTGGTTTAAATCAAACAAAGACGGAGAATCCCTTGACAGAAGCAGGGTCAAATTCGCTTACTCTCGCAAGAGACTTGATAAATGGGTGCAAACACCCATCAAGTACCTCTGGCTCAACCCTCGCTACGGTACAGGTTGACTATAGAAACATGGTATTTATTACCACCATGGCTCTATCAAGCCTAGTGGATACCTTTGTGTCCGCTTCTTACATCTTTGGCAATAGACATGACGCCAATGCGGAAGGGCTTACTCACAAAGAACGTATGGAAGTAGGCAAGAATGCCCTAGCCTTCATCTCCGGCACAGGGCTTAACGTAATGATTGAATACTACCAACTGGATTACAATGCGGACAAAATCAGGAAGCAGTTCTTCGGAATCTTTAAAGTATCCATTTGAAATCTCAATAATTTGCTGCCACCATAAAGGCACCTTTGTGCATAAGTTTGTGGAGTCGGTCAAGAAATCCATTGGTGTGACCTATGAGATTATCATCATCACCTCCGATGACCACCTAGCTGTCACAGGTATCCCAGGGTGCAAGGTACACAGTGGTGACCAATACCCAGCCTCTAAGCGTAACTCAGGAGCTAGAATCTCCAGTGGCAGATACTTAGCCTTCTTCGATGATGATGTTGAGATTAACTCAGACTGCCTACTCAAGTATAAGCAATTCATGGACTCCAACCCACAAGTAGGTATGGCATACGGAAAGCTGTACAACATGGAGAATAGGAACCGATTCGATGAAGCAGGCGGCTTCCTAACAGCTACTGGCTTCATCTGGTCTCGTGCAGGGCAGAATGATGTAGATACTGGACAGTATGACTATCACTCCACCATCCTTGCAGGTAAATCCGCCTCTTGCATAATGCGTGAGGAAATATTCTTTAAAGTAGGAGGCTTCGATGAGGACTTTGAAATCTTGGGAGAAGAAACTGATCTCTCATGGCGGGTGTGGCTTACCGGCTTTCGAGTGTGCTTCGTGCCTGAAGCTGTTGGATATCATGCTTTCAATACTAAATTCAAACCAGCCAAAGAATACTACACCTCATCAAGGGTTCACCTCAACGGATGCCGAAACTACATTGTGATGCTTCAGAAGAATTTAGGAGGAAAGATGCTATGGAGAATATTGCCTATACACATAACCTGCTGGATTATTGCTGGACTTGCTATGATTTGCACTTTAAAAGTGACCCAGGGAGTGAACATATTCCGTGGATTGAGTCAATCAATCATGAGATATCCCGCTACCGCAAAGAAAAGAAGAAAAATACAAGAAAGAAGGGTGATAAGTGATAGGGAGCTTTTTAACTTTATTTTTTCTAGGACACCTAGAGCATACTATATCAAGCGCCTCCTCAGATACCTCTCCATCGGTCTCCACGGATAAAACTCCTTGGGATAATATGTATCGGAAAGACAAATACGCCCGTGACAGGGTGATGAAGTCAGCACGACTTCTTCTCCCATACCTAAGTCAGGATGACAAGAATCCTTCCACCATATTAGACGTAGGTTGCTTCACCTGGGAGGCTAGGAAGTATTTCCCTAGGAATACTAAGTATATCGGGATTGACCAGAAGGCTTATCATAAAGAGACTAAAGTGATGGACTTAAACCACGGGTTTGAACCTATTCCTTGTAACCTTGCTCTTTGCCTTGAGACTCTTGAACATCTTCTTGACCCGCTCGATAGTTTGGAATCCATTTATAAGAGCCTTCCTGAAGAGGGCTACCTAGTTGTTTCTCTACCCAATGAAGCAAGTGCTTTTCATAGGATTCGATGTCTCTTTGGGATTGTTGACGGGGACTGCTTTGCAGGTCAAGGTAAACACTTGCACCTCCCGAGTCTGAAACAAGGCAAATCTTTCCTAGAAAGCGCAGGTTTTCAGACGGCGAAGCAATTATATTACGTGTCTCCAACTGCTCTTGGTTCAAAGCAGCCTTGGGTTGGTCAAATATTAAAGTTGATACCAGAGCCCATTCATCAATTCCTTGCGGATAGGTTCCCATCACTCTTCTCCCGTGGTTTTATCTTCCTTCTTAAGAAGAAAGTGGCAATCACACCTACACTTCAAGTTGATACAATCCCCGTGGTCTCCCCACCTACAAGCAAGGCTTCCGTCTGAGTAATTATGGAATGGATTAAGCTTCATTCCTGATAATAACTCCCACCTGTAACCATAGCAATCTCCGCCTTCTTAAGCTCTTTGCCTAGATAGCAACAATGAAGCTTGGATAGATACTGCTCATAGTTGAATATGATGTAGTTGTAAATATCCTGACATCTATTCCCAGTAACTACTTCTTTAATCTCTAAATCATTCTTAATCACAACCTGAATCTTACCAGTAGAGAAATCTGGCTTTATCAGAAAGAAGAACCCACTCTCATCAAGATTAAGATTAAAATATTCTACCTGCGGTGCTTCAGTAACCGTATACCCAGCCATAACGTCAACGCTCCTATTATCCAAGGCATAGCTCCATAAAACGCACACCATATCTCAAGGATTGCCATTTTCATATTTTTTTACCATGTCTTTCTTCTTCTCTTTTATCAAATTCTATAGCTTCTAAAATCATGCATGGACCCATTATCAAAGCAAAAATTATTAACCCATAGACACCTGGATTCTTGTGTTTCTTATGAAACCAAACTACTGGGATAATTCCTGACAATGCCCAAAAGAAGTAGAATATACAAAAGATTAGATTGTCAATTTTCATAGTGCCACCTTTACTCCTCCATATACTCTCGCCCCATTCTGTCTATAAGCCCCAACCTCATAATCCTCACCGAATAGATTCTCGGCTCTAGCATAGATTTCAACATTATCCTTAACCTTGTAGCCCACAGTCACATCCACCACCACTGACCCATCTTCCTTCACCCTATCTACCTCAAAGGTATCATAGTCAAAGAGTTCAATGGTGTGCTTATCCCTAATCCTCGCCCTCACACTCGCATTCCACTTCTTCTTCTCAACCCTGAGTGATAAATCAAAGCTATTCTGCCCGATATCAATCAGATTCTCTGCCCAAGTCTTAGTATAAGCAATGCGTGCTGACGCACACCCAAACAAAAAGTGTTCGTAGTACGCCTCTACTCCATGAGGATTATAATCCCCCTCCATGTTCCCATAATTCCCACCTACGAAGCCTATCCTATTCTTGACTGTATTACTAAAGTATGTGGCTCCTAGAGTGATTAAATCTCCAATCTGCTTCTGCACTCCCACATCAAAGCTCGTAGACCTCTCAGGACTTAACTCTGGATTCCCAATCTCAAAGCGTCCGAAGTCAGTCAGGAATGCCCCATTAAGCTCATATAAACTAGGAGCCCTATATCCACTCCCTGTGTGTATGCGAACCAATAGAGACTTATCGACATGATAGACAGCTGACACATCAAATAGTAACCTCGCCTTGGTACTCTCATGTAAACTTTCTCTACCTCCTAGCAATAAGTCTACCTTCCCAATCTCAATCTTCTTCTCCACATAGAAATCATTCTGGTACCTGTCAATCTCATCTTCTTCTTCCCCTGTCTCAAACTTATACCAATCCCTCAGATACGTCCACCCAATAGTACCCAGGTTGCCACTAAAGCGCAAATCAGAGTAAATACTATCCCCAGTAAAAGTCCCGTCCGAATAGAAGTCCGAACCATCTTCATTCGGTAGAAAGACAAATCTCCTTCTGGACTCTGAACCAGAGACAGTCCATTGCCCAAATTCTCCGAGTGCAACCTTTGCTCCCCCATGTACAAACCGTTCTTCGCTTCTGTTATTTTCATCGTGTTCATCGGTGTGAACCTCATTAGCCATGATGTATGGCGAGTTGTTGATTGGACTACTTGCATCTATGAACAATCCCCAGAGTTCTACTTTTTCCCACTTGTGACCCACATTAAAGCTTGTATTATCTGACTCTCGGCTATCAAGCCTAACTACACTCCCGTAAGGGCTTGTGAGAGCTTCTTTCCACTCATGCCCGACTTCCTGCTGATAACTCCAAGGTGTATCTAGGGGCTCAATATCAACAACCCCTCCCATGGCTTCAGACCCATAGATCGTTGACCCCACTCCCTTCAACACCTGTACCTCAGTTGTCCCCATATTTAACAGGTTATCCACAAAGGGAGTGAAGCTACTCTGTGGCTCGGTAGGGTCTTTCATAGGCACGCCATTGTATAGCCACTTGGTATCATAGGAACGCATACCTCGGATTCTCACAGTAGATATCCCACCAGCATTTTTAGTCTCAACTCCAGGAATCCCAGAGAGGTTATCTACCACTCTTGTCTCTTTATATTGGTCTATAAGGTAAGAATCCAACACATCCGTAGACTTGCCCGACTCTGACTGAACCATAGGCACCTCAGACGCCACCTCTATCCTCTGATCCAACGTACAATCTTGACAATCCAAATCAGGGTATTCTCCATTGTGGGCGTAGGCAGGACTTGATAACAACAGTAGCAACACTAGCTTCTTCATACCTCTCCTTTATTTGTATTCGGGCTTTACCGTTCAGGACTGAGCCTCTGAGTTTCACAGAGTTTCCGTTTTATTGTTTATATCATTTTCCAATTATTCAAATAAATATTTGATTTCTTAGTATCTAGGTAAATACCAGACTTAAAGTTCTTACAAAAACTAAATGGTAGAATCCAAAATCTATTTTTTAAAGGTTCACAAGCAACCAATACATCAAAATCGTTGTATCTATATGGTTTACCTTGCATTTTTATTCCATTTTTTTTAAAGCCATATCTTCTTCTACTTTCTACACACAAAGAATCTATTTTATTATTCCAACCTTTCATTTTATATGCTCTCTTGCATTGAACTTTTAATACATTTTTTCCGTTGTCAAAAATAAAGTCATAAGGACTAGAATGAGAAAGTGGTTTAGATACTACAATTCCATGTTTAATAGCTTCTGCAGCAATTAGTAATTCAGCTTCGCAACCTCTTTGTATTACATTATTCATTTTTACACCCTGATTTCCATTATTAAATTATGGTTGTTAAAATTATGAGCCCTAATATAGATATTCCTGTATAGAAATAAACTATACTTTCTTGATAATCTAACTCTTTATCCAAAATAGAATTTAGAATAAAGCAACATATTCCATTAAATATAAGATAAAATATTGATAGAACAATTAAAACAATGAAGCTGTCTTGCATTATTTTACTCTAGCCTTTATAACTGTCTTGGACATTAACCATACACAAGAAAAAACGAAAAATGCAACTGTCAATACTTTCAAATATGCCAATCCCTGCCAAATTAAGATACCCCATAGAGCCAAAGTTCCTCCAGATTCAAGAAACTTTGTTAGTGCAATCATCATTTTATCATCCATTATATTCTCCTTTTATTTATACCTCTTACTCACCAAATCATTAATCTTAATTCCTATAGCCTTCATCTTAGCCAGAAGCTCTGAATACTGCTTTTGAGCCTCTTCAATCTGCTTATCTAACCCTGAACGTTTTCCTGATGTATTCTTCTGCGACAAGTCTGCCTCCTCTGATTAAATATGTGACATCCTCTATTTTCCGTATGTCTTTAAACTTGTGGTACCAAAACTGCGGAGACTTGTACGTTTCATAAATCATAGGAATATATCTGTGACCCTTAGACTTTGGGTCAGGTTGAGTGCGTGGAGGACTATATACACTTGCTTGAGCTGTTTTGGCATAACCTTTTTTAAGGAGATGATGAGCCAACTTTACAGTTCTCATACAATCTTCATCTGTTTCTTCTGGGCAATCCAGCATAAAGGTGGCGTGTGGTTCAAGACCAGCATCACTCATTGCTTTTAGATTCTCTACTACTTTTTCTGAGTGTTGGCCCTTCTGAATTATGTCTATAGTCTTCTGGTTTGCCGACTCTACACCAACCAAAATGAATCGAAATCCAGCTTCTTTCATTAGCTTAAAGTCTTGTTTTATTGGCTTAAGGTTGCACCCCAACACTATTTTCTTGTTTAGTCCACTCTTAATCATTTGATTGCAAAAATCATGAAGCCACTCATTTATAGGTATAGTTCCAGCATCATCAAAAGCCTCATTGTGAGTAAGTCTTACGCAGTCTTCTATCTCATTAATAACATGTTGAACGGATCTAACTCGTCTAGGCTCACCTTCAATTATTCGGCTAGAATCGTGGCAAAATATGCACCCACGTTCTCCTGCCCACCAACAAAGATTAGAAGACAAATAGTGTGTACCCCTAGACATCTTATAATTTCCGTATGAAAGATATTTAGGATTCATCGAATTAGTTAATCTTCTATCTGGCAAAGGAAGCTTATCAAACTCAACATCTATCTGCTCATCTGATTCTATAATCCTGTCAAATTTTCCATCATCTTTACCAAACCATACAACCTCATGACCCTGGTTCCTAAGATAGGTACAGAACATGCTTAAGTGGGCTGGGTATATGTCAACTGGCTTTTCCCATTGACGCTGGCCGTGGTATCTACTATCTTTGAACAGTACTCTCAAGCTTCCTCCTAGCCTCAATTATCCGAGCACAACTATGCTCTCTACTATTCAAAAGATTATACACCACCTTCTTGCCTGTATGACTGCTAGAATAAACCTTATACCCACACTTCTTACACCTATTAGATTTACTATTATTTGACATGATTTCTATTCCTCCACTCAATTTTCTTCTTCTTAAGCACACACCACCTACATTCTCTTGAAAGTCCATCTCCATAGCCACGAGAATTAAGATAGAAATTGTAGGTGTCTCTTGTAAAGATTTTATTACAGACTACGCAGGAAGCCGCCTTAGTTCCTTTTGAAATCTTTGGGGAATACTTTCTTATTGCTCTCATACTCTCTTCCTTCTGACGTTGAAAGCCTTGAGAAGAGGTTTGAGTCAAGGTAGTAAAGCCTTGTTTGTATGTGTGCAATGATTTGCTCCGTAAGGCTGATTAAACTCTCTGAAACAAGTTTTACAAACATTAGAGAGTATGCAATACCAATGATAAAGTTCAGACCCTCCGTCATCTAAAAACCTACCAATAATAAAACCTGATTGCATATGCTCTCTTGAAATGCCACCATGTTTTTCATAGTGCTTGGCTATCCAAGGTTCATATTCAGTAACAGCTTTTACAAGAGCGTCTTGAAGTCTTAGATAATCCACATCACTTCTCTGAAAGCACCTTGAGTTATCACAATTAAAATCCCCAGCTTTCTTCCAGAATCCAAACAGTTTTTTTATTCCGCCATTCTTTTTCTCTGATTTAATAGCTTCTTCTTTTGTCTTAAAAGTTTTGTTACTAATTTCATCTAAAAAATATTCTACAACTTTCACAAAAGCCCTGCTTCCTTGGCTTGGCGTAAGACTTTAACTAATGCGTTCCACTGATCTGTAGCGGTTTTATCTCCATCCACATACATTTTTATTGCCTCCAACCCTGCCTTAAGCACCGACTGTTGTTTATTGAAGGCTTCGAGGGAGGGGGAGTCGTTTAATAATTCGTTGGTTTCTTTCAACCTCCCAACCTCCGCTTCTAATCTTTCAACATCCTCGGCAACATGAGTGTAATGTTGAATATCTTTAGCTAGCCCATTTTGAATCTCATGCTGTTCTTTGAGAACCTTATTAACAGCTTCCTCCTTCTCTCTGTCCTTCTGGGAGAGGGCTTCTTGGATAGTCTCGTTACAATGTTCCCACATATACTTATCGCAAGGCTCAAGCTCTGGTTTACAGCCATGAAGAAGCTGTTCAACTGGATACTGTATTAGCCCAATCTTTATTAGTGGCTCATTCCCCATCTTCCCTTCTTGATTCATGGCGTTGGCTCCTTCGCTCTCTCGATGAGCATTGCGTCTGCGGCTTTATAAGATTCAGTTGCTACCCAAGCCCAAGGATTTTCTGGTTTGCTTACTGTTCCGAAGTATAAATCTACACTCAATGCTTGCATAGCCTTCGCCGCAAAGTAATCACGGAGGGTCATGCCTTCGTAACAAACTTCTCCCATACTTCCATGACTTGGAAACGCTGGCTCAGATTTATTCATTTTCTTTTCCTCCAATTAAACAAAGCGGAACATTTTCTTGAACAAAATCTATTATTTTTTGCATGATAATAATTTTTATTAAATTCAGCCTTACAATTTTCACAGTTCCCAATTAATGAGTGTTTTCTCCTACCAACATTTCTTTCAATAAGACCATAAACATGATGTTTTTGATGTTCTGAGGCTGTTGTTAATTCCAAATTATTTCGTCTGTTATCAAGGGGATTATTGTTTTTATGATGAACTTCTTCACCTGTTTTTGCTTGTAAAATCAAACGATGCAAGAGACATTGTTTTCCTTTAGTTCTTCCACCTCTTAAATAAACATACCCATTATTACCAACTATCCATGAATGAGAGAGAAAGAAAGTCTTATCACAATCTGAAACTATAATTTCTGGCTCACTTTTCATGTTGGTTCCTGGGGTTATGCTTCACATCTAAGAGATTTTTTATAAAGCTCTTCATCTGAAATTCTTTCCTCATCACAATAAGAGCATCTTTCACGACCCTTAAGAGTGCTTATAATAGGCGTCCAATTATGTTCGCCATCATTAAGACAAGGAGCTTTTTCAACATCGTAGTTGTAAGAAATGCTCGTGGTAAAAGTAAAATACTTATCACATTCCGAGCATTGTTGCTGATGAACTTTATCCTCGGCATAACCTTGACCATCATCGTGATCTATTTCAATACCCTTACCACAATACGGACATTCAACATCTCTCATCTCACTCTCCTCTTCTGGTGGGTGGGGAAATTAATTCAACTTCAAAGTTTTTTGTGAACAGAGATACCTTGTCTTCATCAAGATTTCTACAAATAGCGTTTGGTACTATGCCAAGTGTTGGCATAAATTTATTCTTTACTGATCTAAACTCAAATCGAGTTCCTGACAACTTAAAAATATCTCCTGACTTCAATGCGAATAACTTACTCATCTCTTACCTCGCTTAGATGTGGTGATGGGTTTGGGGCGATACTTTTCACAATGGCATTTTGAATAATGTCCATATCCGCTAATGTCTTTGTAACCTGCACATTTCCATATAATATTGCCATGCTTAGATTCTTCATGTCCACACTCACACCTCTCATCAACCCTTGTGAGGGAGTTGGAGGGGTTAGTCATGGCTCCAAAACCACTTTTTCTTCCGTATTGGTCATTATTCATAACAACCCATTCAACATGCTCACACCATACCCATACTTCCTTTCACTTCCCACCCTCCACATTTTCAGGTTTAATAAGTTGGCTAGGCAAGCCATAGTTAAACTGTGTGTGTTCCTTCAACCTGTCTTTTTTCTCTGTCCTGTGTCCGCTTGTTCAGCCACAACAAGGCTTCTTCAAGTTTCGTGATAGCGAGAGCATTTTCCCTGCAAGCAAATTTTTTATTGTTTGCTGTCTGGTAATACTCAATACGTTGCACTACTGCCGCAATTACTGTTTCAACAAAAGCCCCATTCGGTTCAATCCTTTCGGCACCACGACCAAGAGGCCCATTCTGCCAATCAATCGTAAGACCAGTTCCACGAACAGAACCGCCATGCGGATTACCATTTGGGTCTGACCAATTTTCTGCCTTGAAATTATCTAACATCGTTTCTCCTTTTCTAGCTTTGCCAGCCAATCTTGTGGCATAGCAGGATTCGCCTGCCGTGATGCAAACCGAGGCTTTGGGGCCTCTAGGAGTTGTCATTCGCCCAATGACAGGTATGCCAATCTTTTCTTGCTAAACTTAGGCGAGGCCCCCAGGACTTTCACCCAGCACTCTTTGGCTTCCTCCTGACATTCTGCTTTTGTCAGGCCAAGACCTCATGTAACTTTAATTCCCCAACGAATGATTACGCACTAGCCTTATTAATCACATTCAGTATTGCGATCTGATTGCCGATAGCCTTTGCCACAAGACAAGAAGCGTTCTTGTGGGTAATGGGCTGAGGCTTGGAAGTGTTGACATTTCCGTCCACAACTTTCAACAAGCTATCCATATTCTCTTTGTGAAGTGCCTTGATTTTCTTAACATCTGAATCGGTAAGGGTAATGCTCATTTAATTCTCCTTTGTTTTACATTGATGAACTTGATACTCCCAATAATCCCCCGTCCTAAACCCACATTCCTCACAGAGGTATCTATCGGAAGGTGTTACACTCATATTTTGATATTATTAACGCCGGTAGAACTTTCTTTTAAACCAGTTTTTAAGGTGGAATCTTTACCCCAATTCCTCTCAACCGCAGAGAATAACCCAGCGATGTATCTAGCCATCACCCGCCTTGACTCCGTAAAAACTGTTTCTAGGTCGTAACGCACTTGGAGCATGTGCAACTTCTTAATCATCGACTCACCTGAAAACTGACTATAATCCGTCCCATTCCAGACATCGGTATATGTCCCCTCAACTATGAGTATCAGCTTCATATTGGACACCTTCGCCCGCTCCATCTCTCTCTTAAACCTCTCATACCCAGATGTCATAGTCCCAAACAAATCCTGCAAATTCTTCCTCTCAAAAACTATTGGTACTGGACGGTCGTGGCAAATAGCGGTGTAATCTCCGAATGAAAGCCCCATTTCTTCTATCTTCTCTATGCCTTCAATCCCTGAGAAATCCAACATTTTTTGCTCACGACTGTCACAGACCAATATCATTTAGAGGGGATGTCCCTGCTTCTTCTTAACTTCCTCCGCCTTCTTCATAGCCTTATCTTCCTTCATAACCACAAACATTTGGTAAGACTTATCTCCATCTTCTGGAGTAAATCCATAGGCTCTGACATAAATCATTGTGCCAAGAGCGTCTTTGATAGACTGGATAAGTTCTTCATCCGTACCGCCAGAAACCTCAACTCCTGCGGTAAATAAAGCATTGATAATCCAGGGCAACCCCTTCTTCTTATCAACCGCCTCATCTCCTTCCAACTGGAGATATTTCCTAAACTCATTATATTTAGAATGAGATACTGATCCGGCCAACACTTCAGTTATCTTAAGCTCAACTTGAAGCTGTCTGCCTCCCTTATCTTTGGCTTCTTTCTCATCTGCCTTAACAAACTGAGTGGCATAAACCCCTTCAAGCGGTTTAAACTCCCCTTCTGTTGACTTCTCAGGCTTAAATCCAGACTCTTTCAAGCGGTCTACTAATGACATGCTGACTCCTTATGATTTGAACAGAGAACGTATCCGTTGGAAGTTCTCTATGTCCGACTTAGTTATCCCATCTGCTGTTAGGCTCTCGGGTGATAGGAGCTCGAACCCGTTCGGTATTACTGCCCCCTTTGATTTAGCGTCCATGGTCGCTGTAGGGATAGTACGAACTTTCCTTAAAATCTTATCTCCTTGGAGTTTGGCTTCAATATTAAGCAAGTGGTCAGGCCAAGCGACTAGGAAGCCTCCCGTCTTACCACCAATGCCAATGGTCTGCTTATGGATTGATACATTGTTTGGCTGTTTAACTTCCTTATACTCAAGATGTCCTATGTAGTAGACACATACTCCAAGACTCTCCAACTTCTCAAAGGCGTTTTTAACAAGGTCTGTCGCCCATGACCAGCCAGCCCCATTAGGAATATCTCCAACTGTATTGATGTCTGCCTGTTTGTACTTGGCTTGCCCTCTGCTGACAGCCTCATCATTGGCAAAATCAACAAAGTTGTCGATAGTGTCTATGCCAATGGTGTCATAGCTCAATGTCTTAGCCTGCTTCGCCTTAATCAAAGCTGACCAAATATCTTCCCAGTCTTGCCAGCTTCGGCAAATAACCTTCATACATTTGATGTGATTAAGCCCCGCCTCAGTTTGAATAACAAGCGTCTTCTCTCCCCTTGCCATTATCCCAGACTTTCCTATCCCTGGTGCCCCTAAGACTCCAAACTTCTGGCAAGCCCACACATTCCCTGTCTCTGTAGCTTCCGTTGGAAGCAGTATTACGTTTGACATATCTCCTCTTTCTCCTCCGTTGGAGGATTATAAAATCGATAGGCCGTTAGTAGCCCATCGAACACTTCTACACACTTTTTGTTATCAATCTTGGCTTGCGTATCTACCATGAATTGATAGGTTCCAAGGTTCTTGTCTAACCTCAGTATTGCCGTGCTATCCACTAGCTCTGTCATGTTCTTCATGTCTAGATATTTAGCTACTTGTAACCAGTAGTTCTGCTTAATAGAGGAAGCACATTTGATGTCAACAACTCTGCCATCCATGATTAGATCAATATGTCCTACCAACTTCTGCTCTTCTGACTTAACCTCTATCTGGCAAGCTTCAATGATGGGGTCATAATCTTGCTTAAATTTGTGCCAAGCATCCATACAATTAGCCACTTCAATCTCATTAGCCTTAGGATAGAACTTTGGCTTAGTTCCATTTATATCAGCCTGAATTAACTCATCAACTCTTGAGCCTATCTTCATAGCCACCGTCCCAAGCCTCTTAGCTTCCTTAGCCCCTGTTTTCAGGTACCAAGCAAGTAATCCCTTGGGGATGAAAGCGTCTAGGACTTCTGTGACTGATAGCCAACCAGATTCTTTTTCCTGCTTAGTAGTAGGCATTAGAAGGGGCAGACTACCTTTTCCAATTCTTCCAACTCTATCTTGTCAAACCTCCCCATCACAAACTCCGCAAACTGCATACTATCCCAGAAAGCTCCCGAGTATTCTGGCTTTAACTCCAGAAACTTATCAACTATTCTAGCCAACTCTGCCATTTGTAACTGATGTACGATACTTAAGGCTTGACTCATAGACTTCCTCCTTTATATGTTCTAGCTTGTGTATCGTGTAATCTAGGCTCCAGATGTCATACTCTGCCTGTGTCCTCAAATCATTTCCATGCCATTTGAAAGTATAAAGATGCCCACACTTCCTGCATAGACGGCGGATGGAGTTCATTTATTCTTTTACCACAAAATCATCAGGATTGATAAATCCAAAGCCTTGAGATTCAATATCTTCTCTAAATCTTTTATCTGGTGAGACAACAATAACTTTACACTTACCAGTTCCAAAATTATTACCACAATTAGCTTCATAATAAATCTTATAAGAATGAAGCTGTCTTAGAATCTCTCCGAACGATTCAATTTTAGGTTTTACTTCAAATAACAATCCTAATTGATTCTTATAGGAGAAGTTCTCTCTTACTTTCTCCATGTATTCAATAAGAACTTTCAAATCAATAAAACATAAAATTGAGGAGTGTTTATTAGTTATTGGATACTCTATAATAGGCGTGTCCATCTTATATTCTGGAGAAATTTTCAAGCTATCTATCACAGAAGATAAATTGTCTCTTAACCAAAGAACTAAAGCATCATGTTCTGGAGTTTTCAAGCTTTCATCACCCCATTTAAGCTTATCTCTCCAACTCATTCAGACACCTCAAATGCTGAATCAAACTTCATATCAGTTTTAAGAATCACCTGTTCTATAAACTTCTTAGAGGGTTCTTCTTTGCCACTCAAAACTTGTGAGACTGTGGCGGTATCAAATCCAATGGTCTCCGCAAACTCTGTATTTGATATCTGTGCAATCTCAAGATACTTCTTTAAATTCTTGCTCGCTAGAATCATTTCTTTCTCCTTTGTAATTGATAATCTACACTAAAGCACTAAAGCTGTCAACATCTATTTACAAATTCTGTAAATAACAGTTTGACAAGGAATTATTTTGTGATAGAATCCTTTCATCTATGATTAAGCCCTAATGAACAATACTAAAGCCCCTTATACTGGTCTTCTACTTAAAGAGTTAGTAGATTCTCCAATATCTCCCCGCCAACCACTTGTTGAAAACTTTATATACGAAAAATTAGTCATAATGGTTTATGCTGACCCTGGTGTTGGAAAATCAGTTTTAAGTCTCTGTATGGCACTTCAAGCTTCCGCAGGACTCCCCGTCTTTGGCTTCTTTCAACCAGTTCGTCCACTTAAAATTTATTATTGTTTAACTGAGCGTGGTGTTGAGGAACCTTTAGAACGTATGCAACATATGAAGCAAATCATCGACATCAACTACGACAATATCTACATCGATGAAGAAACAATAGGTATAAATGTTCTTGACCCGAAAGATGAAGCAGCTCTAATCGAACGTATAGAAAGATTTTGCTTAGAACCCGATATCATAGTATTTGACCCAATCTATGCGATGGTAAAAGGTGGTCTATCTGATGGCGAAGATGCCACAATGTTTGCTCAATTCTCTGCTCGTATTCAAAAACATTTTGGCTGTGTTAATTGGTTTAACCACCACACATTAAAGAATACCAATGATTTTGCTGAGGGAAAATATTATCCAAAGTCTGATCCATTTATGGGTAGCCAATTCTTAAAAGCCCATGTGACTGGCATGTACTACCTCACCCAATCAGACAATAAATGCATAATGTCCTTAAAGAAGGACTCCCATTCAACCATGCTAAAGAAATTCTCCATGGACTTCCACGCTGAATCTTATACCCTTTCTATGTCAGAAAAACAGGCAGAAATTAACGCCGTTGAAAAATCTCACTCTTTCATAACTCGCTGTAAAACGAACGGAAAGAAGTTCACTTTTGACGAATTTCATCACGCAATTCAGCCCTCCTCGATACGTTACACCCAGAAATTGTTAGGTGTAACGATAAAACAGGGTCTCATTTTTAACGTAAGTACTAAATTTTCCAATGCTTTATATGCTGTTTTGTAGTCTCGTTACACCTTTTCCGTTACACCCATGTTACTCTTTAGAGAGAAGAAGTACAGGTGTAGTGTAACGAGGAATATAAAGGCTAGTTTTAGTCTAGCCTTGTTCTATTAAAAAGGTAGTTATTTTAAAAGCTTGGTGTCTACCCCAGAATTGTTTGGTGCTATCTGGGCAATATATTCCCTGAGACAATCTAAACATACCATACTATTAACATCAGTATTTGGGAACAATCTCAGGCAGAACGTACAGCGTTCCCGCCACCTCTTCAAGCCTTCACCGCCTCAAGATACTTCTTCAGTACATCCCTAACTAGGTAAGACGCTGACCTATTCTCCCCCTTTGCTACTTCCTGAAACTTCTTCCAGTCCTCCGCAAAGTCAGGGGTGATTGGGAAGGTAAATGTTCTCTGTTTGTTTGCCATGTTATCTCCTATGATGTGCGTTTAGATTCTCTGTAGAAATTATGGTTACCCACTTTAACCGTCTGTGCCATATTCTTAGCCCAGTAAGGCTTCCCGAAAGCGCCTATGTTCTCCCAATGTGTTGCCCCAAGTGTAATATCCCCTCCGTCTTCACTATTAAACCAAGCTTTAGACGCCCTCTGCCATAGTTCTGGGCTTATAGGCTCTGTCTTAGCAGTTGCCCCATAAACCCCTCTTAATGTGCCTCTATTGCGTATTGCACAGGCTACGGCATACATGGCTTCATAGTTAAGCTGGTCAGTATAGAACTTCTTTCCATTCTGATCTGTTTCCCAACCTTCGCCCCTAGCTTCGCCTAGGATGGCTTTAATGGCCTGCTCGTCTGATATATCGGCTCTAGCAGGTATCACGCCTAGAATCAAGGAAAACAGGCATAAAACCAGTATCCTAGCGGTCATTGTCATACTCTCTTTCCCCTCCTTCTGGCATAGCTTGATATACTCTCTCGACTATCTTGTCACCTAGCTTGCTTGAGGCTATGAAGTCTTTCAAAGTCTCCCAAGCCTTCGGATTGTCCCAGATAAAGTCTAATAGCTCCTTATCCGTCTTATCCGTCCCACTATCCCGAAAGTAGTTCTCTATATGTTCGGGTAGACTATCTTGAATCTTCTCGTATATATCCTTGCTCATTCCCCCACCCCCCTCTCTTTACCCTCGTTATAGTTGCGTAGGAATTGCTCATTGACTTGACTCTCAAAGCTCGTACCCTTGAATATATCCTTGAGCATTCTCAAAGAGTGTGTTGCGTCCAAAGGCAGGTCATCAATATACTTGATTGGCTTATTCATATTTACACCCCTTCCGCTTGTCTATTAGCTTTATTCTGTCTATGTTTACGCTGTCTTATAATCCTACATTTACGGCAATATCTTTTAAATGGTGTTGGGTAATAAGTATTTTTCTCATCAAGAATATGCCCTCTTAAACAATGAGTTTGACGAGCAAATTTTGCAAGTGGGCTTTCTCCTCTCAAGGTATTTTCTCGACTTGTAACAATTTCTAAATGACTAGGATTAATACAAGCTTTATTCTTACATAAATGATCTAGCACCATTTCATTGGGTATTTTTCCTTTAGTCTCTTCAAAAGCAAACCTATGCGCTCTTACTTGAGACTTTCTCCCATTAGGATAGAATTGACCATATCCCCAGCTATTCTTCGCTCCTTCCCATAGCCAACAAGTATCAGTTTTAAGGACTCTACTCCAAAACCTTGTCGCTTGTGTTGTCATTGTGTCCCCCTCTTTTTTAGTTAAGTTTGCCCATTGAGCAATCATGCCCCCTGTCTATGATCGCTTGTAACCACGCCTTTAAATCCCCGTCATACTCGTCACTTTCAAACAATATGCCGTCAACTTCCGCCCTCAAGATAACGTGATTATGCTCGACGTCCGCCGTGATACTATCCGCAAAGCATTTATCGCCTATCTCATTTTTGAGTAAAGACTGCCTCTCTTTTTGTAGTCTCACTTTTTCCGTTAACGCTTCGCTGATACGCTCGCCGTTTTCTTGTGTTGTCATTGAATTAAGCCTCCATTGCTTTGATATCACACTCTGGCACGCAAGCATCACCAACGTGGCGAAAGCCTGACCAAAAGCGCACTTCTACCATTCCCTCTGAATAATATCTTAATATCCTACATTCCTTGTTTCCATTAGCTTCGACTTTCTGACCTACTTCGAATTTTTTCATTCTCTCCCCCTTGTTTGTGTGTGTTGTGGTTGTCATTTTATTAGTGTCCAAACATTGAATTAGTCTGGGCATAAACTCTATCTACTTCCACACGACTAAATCTATCAAGCCTAGTATTCTGCATGCTTCCAGTGTGGCAAAAAGGGTATGAACCTTTCAAATTCAGATCCCCTTTATAACCCTCTCTAACATGCATGGTAAATACATCACCAAAGGGCTCATTCATAGGCTTTAACAAGTCATCAATCCCACTTGCTCCCATGTTTTTACAGTGTACTCTCTGACATTTCGCCGTCTTTCCTGAAGCACTCATTGAAAGTACAACTATAAAATCATAGTTGGTTTGATCATAACCCCATGATGTTTCGAATAAATCGCCAGGAACTATCCTATCAACTATCTTTGCGGTCATTGTTTCCATCTTATCCCCCTTTGTTTTCGTTTCATTGTTTAATTTGTTCTTCATGATTAGAGTATATACGATACTATCTTATGTGTCAAGTATATTATTTAAATAAATGGGATTATTTTTAAAGTGTTTTTCTGGCGTGTTTGGATCTGTTTTCTGGCTATGGATATTTTTACAACCTTTTGTCAGGCAGATCCTTTTTCATTGTCAATAACATTAGGATTTGTGGATAAACTGTTGATAAGTTGGTAAGGGATAGGTCATTCTCTCACAATTTTTCACCTATTTACTGTATAAAGGAAAGCATTTCAATGTCCTATAATCTTAATTATGTTAAGTAGAACATGCACACTACTAACACACAAACAAGGGGGAGAGAATGAAAAAATTCGAAGTAGGTCAGTGAGTCGAAGCTAATGGAAACAAGGAATGTAG